TTCTTTATGCCTTTACGGATTAGCGTCTGATTGTGATAAAAGACAAATCCGACAAAATCCAAACCTCGACCGTGTTTGTCGTTTCGATTCTCCGCTATCGGAAATACTTGTTCGTTGCCTTTAAGCGATAGTTTGAGCGTAGCGAGATATGCTTTAATCTCTTTGAGCAACGCTTGCAATTCTTCCTTGCTTGATGATAGAAATACCATATCATCGGCATATCGGAAGTAATACCTAACGCGCTTGACCTCCTTAATCCAATGGTCGAAGTAAGCGAGCATAAGATTAGCGAAGTACTGACTTAGGTAGTTGCCGATAGGCACACCATCCGTACTGTCGATTATCGTGTCTAAAAGTTTAAGCGTGTCGGCGCACTTGATTCTACGCCGGATTACTTGTTTAAGCACGTCATGGTCGATAGACGGATAGAACTTGCGTACATCAATCTTCAGGCAATAGCGTGTATTCTCTTTGTCGCGTAGAGATTTCTTGACTTTCCGCATCGCGCCATGTATTCCTCGCCCTTTGATGCAACTGTATGTGTCGGTCGTGAATACCGATACCCATATAGGCTCTAACACATTCATAATCGCATGGTGCAAAATGCGGTCGGGATAATACGGAAGTCGGAATATCAAACGCTCTTTCGGCTCGTAGATTGTGAATGTCGAATAAGGCGAATTGACAAACGCCCGATTCTTCAGTTGCTCGTGAAGCGCGATGATGTTGGCTTCACGGTTTTTGTCGTGAAGTCTTACACCATAGGAATTAATCTTGCCGCGCCTTGCCTTTTCATCGGCAAGTTGCAGATTCTCCAACGAGATTATTTTCTCATATAGATTTCCGATTCGCTTCATTAGCTTTGCTTTTCATTATTGGGGCTTTCGGCGGCGTGAATTGCTCCACGCTGCCTACTAACTCCGTTTTGAGGTGAAGTTTTTTGCCAAGTGGCACGGTCATTGCTCCGAGTTTTGAGTAGTTTTTTTTACCAGATTGAAAATCATTGACGGGACCTGACATTCGCATTCGTATTCGAGGGCGTGTTAGTCGCATTCGCATACGCAAAACCGGCATTCGCGCTGTTATTCGCATTACCGCTGAAAAGGACACCGCAAGAGCAATCAACCTTATATCGTCACTCGAAGTAATATCGGTTGCCGGTGACTTTCAGCGTCACTCTGCGAGGAAACGCATTGCGCTTCTTAATCTCGTTAAGAACGTACCGAATATCACGCGAGTTGGTGAAGAACTTTCGTGCGTCTTTATCCGGGTCATCAAGATTCATCTTGATTTTCACGAGGACGCGATTCTCGCCAAACTTCGTTTTCATTCCCTCGAAGAAGTCACACACCCAAAAGGTTGTGTTGATTAGATTCTGCTGATTCGTTTCTTTGCAGTTGAACTGCTTGTTTGTTTCGTCAGCCGGGATTTGGAGGAAGTCGAGCGAGCCATCATCGAATCTCTCTTTGTTTTCGATTGTTCCTTGTTTATTTCCCATATTGCGTTGTTGATTATTATGTTACTTGTCGTTTTTCGGGGGCGCGGCGTGCCGTGTTACGCTTTTGGGAAAAAGCAAAGACGGGACCCGACAGCCGCATACGTACTCGAGGGCGCGTTAGTAGCAGACGCACACGCAAAACCGGCATGCGCGCCGTGAATCGCACTACCGCCGAAAAGGACACCGCGCAGAGTTTCAGCACTTGGAATGTTAGTATAGTGGTAGTCGCAGAAATACGTTGTCGAGCCTGCGCCGGAGCTTACAGACGGCATGATTTCGCCGTACTCTCCGAAGATTATCTCTTTGACATATCCATCGTTTCGAGCTTCGTTGCCAACGTGCGAATAGCCGTTGTAGTTGCTGTCGGTGAATTTCTCCGGGTCATCACATACGAACACTTTGCTTAATCCGTCACCGGTCGGAGCGTTGGGACTGATACGGATATTGATGCCGTCAGTCCATTTCCAAATGTGTCCGAAAGGATTTTCTATGCCACGGTAACGAGGCACTGTAAAGGTGTCAATGTAGTCACCGTTTTCGGTGTATAGGTAGTAATCTACGATGCCAGACTTGTTGCCGTGGTGGTCTGTATACCCACATGGAATGAAAGGATAGTTTCCATTGAAAATGCTCCAACTGTTCCAATCCCATGTAGTCACGCCATCGCCCAAACCGCCTTGACGATAGCCCTCCGAAGTTAATTGGGGGTTGTATGCAGCTTGGCTGTTGAGCGTGGCATATTCGATAACGAATAACCAATAAAGCGTCTTTTGAGCTTCATAGGTCATGCAGTTCCATTCCGTGCTTCCGGCTTTACGATTGCGAGCGTAAGCACGGAAGTTTGTGCGACTGATGCCAGTAACCGGGCGACCGAGTGCCGAACGGCATGTGCCATCCCAAGCACTTTGATTTCCGCAGCCTCGGAAGTCGGCAGAATCGTTCACGACTGATGAAAGTTTGTTGCCGGTACGCTGCAATGCCGCTTCGTATGCCGATATATACATTTTCGGAACGTGATGATAGCCGGGCAGAGGGTGTTCTGAGATTTTCACGCGCTGTTTGTTGCCGCTTGTTTCAAACTTGCGGTAGTGGTCGGGGATTTCGACCATTACTTGACCGCGTGAGCCGTCACGAGTAGAGCCGAGCCACGATTCCGGCGGCAGATACTCGACAACTTCGCCGTCATCGTTGAGCAAGCATCCTTTCATGCGGTTGTGAATCGGGAGCGAGCGGTGCAAGTCCGCGTTGCCGATTCGGGTGCAAGCCGGAGATGATACGGTTTTATCACGCTCAATGCCATAGGCGCATTGGCTCTCCAAATAAGGGAGCATAGACGCGAGCGCGGCTTTCTTGCTTTCGCCGTCTTTGTCGATAACGTGAGTTACGAGATTGAACGGATTGGTGCCGTCAACTTCCGGCAAGTCTTGAATGCGTTTGCCGCCCTCAAACGCTGCAAGCATCTGAATAACGACTGCTTCTTGTGCTGATGTTAATGCCATATATAAATATTTAGAGGTTAGTTGAATAGGAAATTACCCGAAGAGAGTAACATTGCGGTATTGCGATTCTTGACAAATGCAAGTCCGGCGCACTTAACTCTTATCGAGATTGTCTTGTATAGCTGTGTGTTGCCGGTCGGTATAACGTGAATCACGCTTACACCCTCGTGATTTATCGTTATTCGACCGTCCGGCGCGACTGACACGGCGTTATTGTCGCCGAGATACATAATGTTCGGCAGCGAATATCCCGGCTGGAGCTTGGCGCGTATGAATATCTCGGCGAGATTTCCGAGTGTCAGCTCTTCCGGGTATTCAACCGTCATGCCGGTAGGAAGCAACCCAAGCGATGTTACTTGTGAAGCTGCGTCAATCAACGCTTGACACAGTTCCGTAGCCGAGATTGTTTCTTCTTTCGCCGTGAGTGCTTCTTCTGCGGCTGTGTTGGCTGCTATTGTCGCCGCTGAAGCTGCTGCGGCTTGCGTGTTAGCGTTTCCGGCGGCTGTGTTGGCTGCATTCGCCATTTGCAACGCTTGTTCCTTTGCTGCGTTGGCGTTTGCCGCCGTCGTGAGTGCTTCTTCTGCGGAAACGACACAAAACCACCATGCCTTATCGGTAACGGCATGATTCGTGTTGCCGTCTTTGATAGACAAATACGCGCCGTTGTTGTGTGAAACGAGGTCTAAACGCTCGTATGTTGTCGCTGTTGAATATGCGCCTTTGGGCGATATTGCGACTTTTCCTAAGTCGATTGATAAATTGCCTGGCATAGATTACTGATATATGAATTTTAAGTGACCTGTTTCCTTGTCGAGAATGAATTGATTTTCGGCGATTTGGTCTTGATAATACATTACGAGGTGCATATTGCTGTCATCAACGATAAATGACGGATAAAGCACACCGCCTTTTGCGAGAATGCCGGTATCAACATACTTTTTGGCTGTTTCATCCCACTTCCACCAATTACCATTTTCGCCCATTTTCGGGGGATTGTCGGCTTGCTCTTTTGCTCGACCGGCTTGTTTGTCAGCTTCTTTAGCTGAATTGTTCGCGGTCGTAGCTGCATTGTTGGCGTTAGTGGCTGCAGCATTAGCATTTTTCGTAGCGTCTGCGGCGGCTTCCTTTGAATCGTCAACACTCTTCGCGGCATCGTTGGCGGCTTTCGTAGCGTCTTCGGCATTCTTCTTTAGAGTGGCGTGTTCTGTCACTCTATTCAATTCAGAGGTTACGCGAGCATTCTCGGCTTGTTTCCGGGCATTTTCATTATTGATGCGTGTAGTTTCATTATTCTTTCGCGTCTGCTCGTTTGACTGTCGTGTTTGCTCATTCGATTGTCGGGTCTGCTCGTTGGCTTCAATGGCTTTGCGTGAATTATCGGCATTCGTGGCGGCTGTATTCGCTCGTTGAGTAGCTTTGTCGGCGTTGTTGATAGCGGTTTCAACGCCCGATTTGAGCGATGCGATAGTGTCAGCGATATATTGCAGCGACACTCGGACGCTTCGGTTAAGAGCGTCAACGCCGATAGTCCACAAGCCGTTGAATGCGGTTGACGGAGTAAGCTCCGATATTTTCTTTCTTATTGCACCCATATCTATTCGTGTAGTTTCAAGTTAATTTCTACATCCTCGCTTCCCGGCTCGGTAATGACTATCTCTCCGTCTTCGGTTGCAAGCACGAAATAATTGCCGAGAGGTCGGCAGTTCGTGAATGTGAGCGTAGTGGTAAATTCGCACCAAACCGAGCCATTGCGCCGAATGTCAAACTTCGTCACGCTGTTGCTCTTATAGTGACATTCGAACTCATCTATCGGGTTGTCGATATATAACTTTCGCGATTCCGGCTTCAATACGACCGCCCAAAAGGAGTACCACCGTTGCCAAAAGTCCGAAATGCTCGGAGCGTGTATCAACAACTTCAGTCCTACATCTTTCGACTTATACATTACCCAGTCATTGTCATACACGACACCCGGCGAGTTTTTGACATTGACGGTAAGATTCGCCCTTACATTCGGAGCTTTCTCTATATTGTCATCGGTGCCGTCAAGCACATAGATTCCAAAGCGAGAAAAATCTATATCGTCAAGTTCATAGCCTTTCTGCTTGAATCCGGCTGGAGCTGTCGCATACGGCTTATGATTCAATATGATGTTGGAATCGTCCAAATCATCTTCATTAATGAAGTCGTTAAGCACGACCGGGGGGAAGTCATCTGCGAAGTTGACCGATATTTTGCCGAGATGAATCAGAGCCGACCGCGAGGGGTTTCCGACAAGTCGCAACTTGTAAGACTTGGAGAGTTCTGCAAAATGGAATGTGTGATATGATTTGTCCGACAGCAATTCAAAAAGATTGTCGACCATATCAATTTCAGTGATGCAGAACTGAATCGCGAATGTCTTTGTGTCGAGAATCGGACTTGTGAGGTCGGTTTCCTCGCCGTCATACTCATCCCATTCGGTAGATTCCAACTTTTTGAAAGAGGGCATCTGTACGAGTGCCTTGTACCCGTACTGTTCAACGAATACGCCATATTCGGCGTAAGCGTCTTTGCCGTCTATCAAAAGTTTGTTGAACATCATAATACTTTTGCGTTGTCTTGTGTCATTATCGCGACTTGTGATTTTTTGTCATTCTCGATTTTCACCACACTATACCCGGAAGCTATCACAGTAGCTTTCGCGCCACACATAAGGCATACCGTATAGGCTGCGGTTTTCCGGCATTTCACTACGGCTGTGGTATCACCCACCAAAAAGACATTTTGGGTATCGGTGAGCGTGATTTCTCCGAAGTCGATATACACGCCGAGGCGTTCCGGGTTGTACGGTTTGAACTTGCGGAACGTGTTGAGCTTCGGAAACTCAAACGAGGTCATAAACTCTCTGCCTTGTGCCGAGAACATAAGACGCACCAATTCCGGGAGGTCTTCATAACCGGCGAACATCTGACACTCGGCGAGCTTCCGAGCAACATCATGCCGCCCGGCTCTCTCGCATTGAGCTTGCGCCTTTGACTTGGCTTTGAGCCAATCTCGTTGTATGGATTGTATTAGCTGATTCATTATGTCCTGATTTTAAGTCCGCGACTTTCGATTTCGTCAACGCTGCTTTTTATCGCTTTCACATCGGTTTTTACATCATTGAGCTTATCGTTTGTTTCTTTGGTGTTTTCCCGGATGCCGGTAGCGACTTCAAGTAGCTTGTTACCGGTGGCGTTAAGCTCTTTCACGCCTTGCACGAGCGTATATGTATGCTCTTGAATCGTTGTCAGTCGGGCGTTGTTTTCATCTACGCTGTCTTGTGACGCTGTGGCGATTCCTTTCTGCGTACCCTCACGCTCGGCATCGTCTAACGGTGCAAACCACTTCTTCCAATCTTCCGGCATATTCTGCCATACTTGCATGAAGTTCGAGCCGACTTCGTTCAAGTCCGAGGATAGGGAGTTCATCGAGTTAATCACGTTGTCAATGCCTTTGAATCGACCGTCAGAGCCAAACCACTTCGTCTTGTATTTGTCGAATATCTGCCCGATAGGTTCTTCTATCAGTTTCGATATAAGCATTCGTTTCGTGATGTCGGCTATAATGTCCTTGACGGTCGAGTGCCACGCTTCCATTGCGTCTTCGCCTTGTGCGGCCGCGTCAATGAATGCGTCACCGAGCCGCTTTGAAATGTCGGCAGAACTGCCACCGATAATGTCCTCTAACATCTCGTTGATGATAGTGGCCATTTCGTGGGCTATCTCTTGAATTTGGCGTTGCCAATCTTCAATCTTGCCGTTATCGGTGTCTTTTTTGTCGCGCTCTTGATTGATTTGCCGTTGAATCAAGATTTGTTGCTCGGCAAGGTTCTCAATCTGTTTGCGCGATTCTTCATATTTCTTGCCGCCGAGAGCTTTGTCAGCGGTATATCCGACACCGGCGTATGCGTCTGCGAGCTTCTGAATGGATTTCTCGTAAATCTCGTTACGATACACCATTTGACCGAGAGTGCGTACCCACCAATTTGAATACTGCTGTGTGGATAGATGCAAGTGTAACACTTCCTCGGTCGTAGCTCGATAGACGCTGTTTAGTTTCTTGACGGCATCGCCTACGCGCTCTTTGAATCGTACTGTGTCGGCATTGTCAAGTTCCCATTGCAGTTGGTCGATACGCTCTTGCAGCCGCTCGATTTCTTTCTGCTTGGATTCATCGTCATTGAACAAGCTCGCTATCGCTGTCGCTATTTGCAGAGCGGCAGAGATTACGGTCAGAATGATAGACGCTTTCTCAACTGTCGATATTGAAGTGGCGGTCGTTTGTGCGGTCGCTTGTGTCGCTGTTCCTGCGGCTTCGGCTGTCTGTGCAACATCTTTCGACACACTCTTGCCGACATCTCCGATTGCCGAGATTACATCTCCGGCAGCGTCCACGACTTCATCAATGAAGCCGAGTGCCTTATCCATGCTGTCGGCAATATCGCCGGAGAATATGCGAGCGAGCTTCGATGCACGACCGCCGAGGTCTGTAACGACCGTTCCGGCAGATTTGAGCTGTGTCGCGAATGTCTTGTATGACTTCGTGACATTGTTCCGGGCGTTCAACACTCGTTGGTCTGCTTGTTGGCTCTTGGTCTTCGCGTCAGTAAGTTTCTTTTCTGAAGCTGTGACACGCTCGTTAGCGTCTGCAAGTTCTTGGCAGTCTTGCGCGAGTTCGCCGGTTTCGATTTGACCGAGAATCTCATTCTTTGCGAGCAATGCGGCTCTGTACTCGGATTCCGCATCGTTCAACACCGACTGCGCGGCGGCTACTTCGGCGAGTGCCGCCACAAGCTCGTCCTTTGATGTTGATATGTCTTTGAATGACTTGTGCAGGGCGGTGAACGGATTGCGTGATGCTATCTCGTTCTCCATTGCGGTTATTGCCTCCTGGAATGTCTTTATCTGCTCAACGCTCATGCCGTCTTTCTCGCGGTTAAAGTATGTTCTAACCTTGTCGAGAGCGTATTGCAATGACTGAAGCGACTGATTGCCGAGGTCGCCAAAGACAACATCCCAATTTATGGTCTTCTTGAAGTCTTCAGCTTTCAGCGATGCAAACGCTTCTTCCATTTTTTTCATTGCTTCCGGCAATAAGTCCGGCGCGATTGATGCGACAGTGTTAATCTTCTTCGCCCATTCGATAGTCAGCTTGTCGAATTTGTCATCATAAGAGCCAAATTCGTCTATTAACTGATTCATATACTTTGTGCGGACTTCCGCGAGTTGACGCTCTACCGAATTGGCTATGTCGGTCAAACCTTGTGCGTAATTGTTGGCAACATCTTTATTTTTCAGAAGTTCAGTCACCCAATCTTGCAGCGAGCGTTTGCCTTGTTCGGAGTTCTCCCACGCTTCTTCAGTCGCGCCTTTCTGCGTCATAAATATTGCGTGTGCGTTGTCGCGCATAGCTCCGGCAAGTTCAAGCAACGATTGCTCCCACGCTTTTTTGCGGTCTGCTCCGTTCTTGCGTATCGTAGCGAGTTCTTTTGCATATCCGGCTTCCATGCCGTCAATCATCGCTTGCGAGATTGCGTTATTGGTGTCGGATATGTATTTCTTCACCTCAGCTTGATACTCGGCAAGAAGTTTGCGTTGCTCTCGTGCGGCGGCTTTCGGGTCAAAAGTCTTGCCGCTTCCACCTTTGCCGCCGGATTTTGGGTCAATGTGAACTACATCGAAGTGATTTTCTTCCTGAAATGCCTCAAGCTCCGCTTTCTGCTTAGTCATTTCCTCTTTCCACATATCGGCTTCGTCTTGCGCTTCTTTCGTGATACGCGCCCGGCGTTCATCGTTGCTTTCTCCAAACCAACGAGCCGGATTATACCAACCTCGGTCAAATTCGCCGTTTTCGGCTTTGTGAGCGATTTCGAGAGCTTCAACGTATGCTTCCACATACTTGTTGAGCAAACCTTGCTGTACGGCTTTCATCCGCAGCATCTCGCAATACGCCGGACCGCGTTCGGTCAATACTCGCTCCCATTGTTCGAGAGAATCATAATATCCAAGAGCTTCGCCGTATTTGTCGTTAAGCTCCTTGACTTTCTTTTTCTCTTGTTCTTTCGAGCCGGTGAAATTTTTGCAAGCCTTGATATTGTCTTCAAGTGCGATTTGCTCTTGAATGTAGGTCTTCGCGGCTTCTTCTTCGATTTTGTTAAGCTCTTGCGTATGTTTCACCGCTTCGTCTTCGGCGGTGCATAGGTCAACTATCCACGACACGAGTTCACCGACAAGCACGACTAACGCGCCTATGCCGGTCGATATAAGCGCGAGTTTCAACACTCGCATTGCTATCGACATTGCCTTTGAAGCGGCAGTACCGGCAACCAATGCGCCGGTGTGAGCGTTTTGTGCCGCTGTCGCCGCGTTGGTGGCAGTTGTGTTGGTCGCTTGTGCGCCTGCTCCGGCAGTCGTAACGGAATTGTTCGCTTGCTGTGCGGCTGTTTCGGCTTCTGTGACTGCTGCATTCTCGGCTGTCGCTGTCGTATTGGCGTTCTGTGCTGCTGTCGCGGTGGCTGTGGCGGCTGCTTCTTGTGTCTGTGCCGATGCACTTTTTCCGATTAGCTTGTTCCACGTTTGTTTAAGCGAGTTGAGCGTTACGAGAGAGAATGCGGAATCCTTGTTTAATGTCTGCTGAACTTGCTGCAACCCCATTGTGATAGCCATTAGGGATTGCACTTTCAGCATTATTTCTTGGAGATGTTCATTCTCACCGGCGAATAGTCCTACTGCGCCCTGTGCTGCTGAAAACGCGCCCGATAAGCCGGTAAGTCCCGATATTACTCCGGCAAACTGATTTTCGTCATTGGCAAATACGTTTCCGGCTGCTTGTATGTCGCCTTGAATATCGCGTAAGCGTCCGAGTTCTTCGATGATTTCACGATAACGCCCGGTAGTCTTGTCTATCTCACGCCCTTGTGCTTGCTCGGCATCTCGCAACGCCGCAGCTTCCATTGTAAGCTCACGAATACGCTGGCGTAATGACTGTGTGGAATTAGCTTGTTTCTCGGCTGCGTTGGCGGCTGCAACTAATGACTTCTCGTTTTTTTGCAGTTCTTTTTCTTCAGCTTGTGCCGCCGCGATTACTTCTTTGCGAGCCGCGATTACTTCTTGAATCGCCTTGCGCTGCTGTCGTAGCTCTTTGACATATTCGCCGCGTCCGGGAACATTCGCGTATTTGTTGGCTTCATCCGTAACGTGGCGATAGGCATCTTGCAGTTCAACTACGGCTTCGTTGTTCTCGCGTATAACTCGCGCTATATGCGCGTATGCTTCGCCGATAGCGTTCAATGTCGGCGTATCATCGTGAAGAAATTTGAGGTCAACTTCCGGGATAGAAGACGATATGAGCTGTTGAATCCTCGCACTTTCCTGCTCAATCTGCGAAGTCACGCCGCTGACTTTCTCGGCCATGTGGTCGAGAGCTGCGTCATATTCCGAGGTATCAACCCTCGCGGCATAGGAAAGTCCGTCATTCGTGTTCATCTCGCTTTTACTTCAATTTCTTCGTCTTTGTCAAAATCATTGAAATTATCGGGGTTGTTAGCATCTTTGCTATCGTCATATAGCGGTGCATCCGAATCGTCTTTGTTACTTGTATCGTCCGGCATCGGCATTGCGCGGCAGTAGAGCAAAGCATTCAAAAAGCTAATGTCGTAAAGTGCGTATTTCTCGCTTACGCCGAATATCTTTGCAACTCCAAGTACCGATGCCCATATACTGTCGTTCAGTTTATCACTTCCGCTTTTGTTGGCTTTAGAATATTTACCGCGCTTAGGGAAGTGATAGTGGCGAAAAAACTTGCCGCCTCGTTCTGCTTCAGTCGCTCGATTATCGTGTCATTGAGTACCGAGGGGCGCACGTTCAGAAGTAGAGCGTTGGCAAGTTCTGCCTTGCGGTCTATCGTTTCAACGACTTTGACACGGCGTTTGAGAAGTCCGAAAAAGCGACGTTTCTCGATGATTCGCTCTCGTTTCTCGGTCAGATTCTTTGCACCGAGAATCAGAATCGCGGCTATGTCGCCGAGCGGTTTGTAGTCTTTCGCATAGTGTGCCACTATGTCAAGCCACTGCGATTTGTCGAGCTTGTCGAAAGTCGGGAGTGTCGATATTGTTTCCGATACGAGAATCAGCGTAGCGAGTGAGGGGGGCGCGATTTCGTATGTCACGCCCTCTATCTCGATAGAGCCTACCTTTCGTTCAAGGATGGCGGCTGCTACTTTGCTCTCTATCGTAGTGAAGTTATTTTCCATTGTCAGATGCGTTTATAAGTTGTGGCACAAGTTTGAATCGAACAAACATATCCCTCTAATATTGAGGTCGCTCTAACCGTTAAGCTATTGCGCCAAAGTGCGAGTTTCACCTCCAACTCGAAAGGGCGTCTTTCCGCTTGTCAGAGTGTTATGCTTCATCGGGTGCGTTCTGCTTTGCCGGGGCAGCGGCTTTCGCGGCGTTAAGGTCAGATGCAAACGTGGGGTCTGCCCAGTCCGTTTTTTTGACCCTAAACTTCTTGTAGAGGAGTCCGGCTTCAGTTTCGATGACTTTGAATGTGAGGTCAACATACGAGCCTTCTTCCTCGGAAGAGCCGGGGCGGAATTTGACGGAGCATTTGGGAGCTTTGATGCCCTGCGCCCCTATATTCTTCGGAGTGACTTTGACCGAAAATTCGCCTTGTACGATGTTGGTATTAACATCGAGTTCGTCACCGTCTGTGCTGATAACCGCGCCAGTAAGGAGATGCTCGGTGTCGAAGTCCATTTCCTTTACGCGAGTGGTGATTGTTACTTCGGGTTCGCCCTCTTCCTCGGCTACGGTCTTGCCGCCGGATGCTTTCGCTGTCAGAGTTTCGCCGTCTGAAGTAGCAAGCGAGGTCGATTTGTCGTTTATCGTGCCAACCGAAACGAGTTGCGTTGCCATTGCATCGTTCTCCCCGGTATGCCCGATTTCAACACGGCATTCCGACCATGACATAATGATTTTCTTACGTTTCATAATCTTACTGTGTTAATCGTTGAAATTTTAATCGTGCTACTATTAGATGTTGCTCTATATTCTCGGTGAGTTCCGTTGATTTCGGAAGTCCGTCACACTTAATCAGATACTCGGTGTCTTCGCAATTCTTCACAAACTCAATAATCGCGCTTTCCAATACCCCGACTCTCGCTTTGTCTTCGACCTTGCGACCGCTGTTGTTGGCAATGTCAGGCACATAGATGTGAATGAGCATCGTGCCGGACTGCACTTGTTCGTCAGTCCCGGCAAGAAACTTGACAACCAAATCTTCGCTATTAGCGTTGTCCGGGCGCATATCGCTTCGGTAAACGCTACCACGAATTGCAGAGCCAAGTTTGCTGTTCTTCACGAGCGTATAGAAGTCACGCTCAAAGTCTATTTCCGTTTTCGTCATTGTGGCGTTATATATCCTTTGAGAAGTTTGTTAAGTAGTCTTTCGGCTTCGAGTTCGGCAGATGCGAGTACGTTTTTGCCACGCACGTTTTCGACATAAGCGGCATACTCCATACCGGCGCACACAATCAGCACTACGCCCCAAGGAAATTTAGATTGCAGTCGCTTTAAGAGAGCTTGACCCTCTGCCACGCCTTGCGCCCCATTACCTTGTTTGCCGGAATACTGTTTTGTCGCGCCATGCACCTTAACTTCGCCGTCAACGAGAATCACATACCCGATAGAGCTTCGTAGATTGCCGGTAATGTCGTTGTAATCTCCGCTTTCACGCGCAATTTTGATGCAAGCCTCGCCGATATACGAAAATTGCTTAACGATATGCGCTATAAGCTCCTTTCGCTTAATCTTCAGCGATTGATACAGCTTGCGTGTGTCGGTCTTTGATACCAACACGCCTTTGTATTTGCCGTGTGTCTGCGTTGTCTTTGCCATTACACAACTATCTGAATGCGTCCTACAGTTGTCAGCGGCTCACGGTTCATTACCCGATATTCGCCAAGTTCTTCAGAGTGCCGGGTCAGCTTCACGCGGTCAAACTGTGCTGTTTCGTCATTCTCGATAAGCACGGTGAATGATGCCATGCGAAACTCGCCGTCTTCGTACTTGCCCTTGCGGTTGTCAGAGTTCGTTTTGATTGAGCAAGCTATCGGGTCACTCCATACGGTAGTGGCTTCGGTAGGCTCTCCAAACTCGTTTACCTCGCCGGGTACGATTATCTGATATTGAAGTGTGCCGTTTGTTCTCATTCTCACCAAAAGTTAGTAGCATCATCAATAGTCCGTAGATAGTCGTTTAGTTCCTCGTCTGCGTCAAGTCCGTATTGCTTGCACCAAAAAGCGAGCGATTCTTTCACGGCATCTTCGCGAACGGAAGTTGACACGCCATTCTCGCTCCGGCTGCTCTCGACATAACCCATGACAATGCGGATTGCCACCCGAAAGATTGTTGCATCTTTCGGTGTGGCTTCCGCTTGTGGGTCGATACCCTCATTGAATAGCGCGAATTTGAGTGTCGCGCTATCCGGGTAAAAGGTATTCACGATAGCATTGCAAAGGTGGCTTAACGCTTCGAGATTCTTCACGGCTTTACTATGCTACGGTTTTGAGGGTGTAGATGCCGTTCATTTCGGTTATGACCGGCAGCGACTGTGATTCGGCTTTGGTGTACTCGGTATGCTTCGAGCCTTCTTTCTGACCGACACTCCAAAGCGAAGTGACGATACGGCCATACTTGGAGTATGAAACTCCCTCGTCCGGCTTCAGCTCACAATCCGAGTAGGCATTCTTGACAACGCCGAGTTCGCCGGCAGGCACGAATACGATGTTGTCTTGATTCCAAGGAGCGTAAGGAATAGCCTCACGCCCTTTCTGAATGCGGACAATACGGCGAATCGGCTCGAATACCGGGTAATTGTTCGTTTCCATGAAGTCGTTGATGTCGCGGAGAAGTACCGGCTTCGATGATTTGTCTGCGCCCCAAATCAACTGCTTCATCTTCTTGGTGCGGCACATATACGAGATTCGCGAGGGCGAAAGGAGTGCCTTTGCAAGCGCGACTTTATCCTGCGATGCGTCAAGTATCGCTTGAATGTCCTCGAAACAATCTACGGTATCGATGTTTTCGAGCGTCCACGCGGTTTTGCAGCTTGCGATGTTCTCGCCCGGCTGATTGAACGAGATAGAGCCTTTGACACCGCCCTCCGGGTTGGTCGTTTCATCGAAGACGAATTTGCCCTCATTCGAGAGTGCGCCGAGGAAAATCATATCGAGCTTGCCGTAAACGGCATTGACTACGGTCTGAATGTCGCCCATCATAATGCTTATGAGGCGATTCTTTTTGTCTTCGTCTTTGATTAGATTGCTGTTGAGTAACGAAAGAATCTTTCGATAGGTCTTCATCAGCATCGGGAGCGTGAGCGCGTGATTTACGAGCGTTTCTTTGAGCGTTTCAACACCCGAAGTACCCATAATCGGCTCGGCGGCATTTTCACCGATAGTCGGTGCGGCTATCGTGATATTGTATTTGCCGATAAGCTCCTCAAAGTCGAGTTCGATTGTGGGGTCATCCCAGTGCATGAATCGCTCGAAGATTACTTGGTCGAAAAGCTGCTTGTTGAGTTTGCTTGCAGCATCGAATCGAATCTGCACCTCTTTTGTGAGGTCTCCGAACACGGAGCTATATAAAAATTCTTTAGGTGGCATAGCGATTACTGTTTAATGTAGATGATGTTGGGGTTGTTTTTGAGCGCGATGCCGGTTAACCATTCCGGCAGCATCGGGAAGAGAAGTGACGGCACGAGTACTACGGCTTCGTAAGCGGCATCGAGCGTAGGCAGTCCGCGCCCGGTAAACTCTTTGTCTTCGCCGTTGATGTTGTTGGGGGTGTAGCGTACACGGTTTGTGGTTGTAGCTGCTTCGCCCTCGGTGTCTGCGATACCCTCGGCAATGACATCATCGGCTTTGATGCCGGTGTATGCCGCTTTGAGCTTCAGAATGTCGTAGGCATCGTTGCTTCGGTCGATAGTGTCAATTTCTCCGAGCGCATCTGCACCGTGCTTAATGATTTTGTCACCATTCACGAAATAGTGACCTTTGGGGACTCTCACTTCCTTTGTGGTGCCGCCGTTGAGTACAGTCGCTGTCTTGCAGACTGCGGCAGTCATAGCGTCAAAATCGACATACAAAGGCGTTGCGCGGCGCACTACTGTTCCGTTCGGAAATTCCTGCACAGGCTTGAAGCCACCGGGGAGCATTTTGCATTCACCGCGCCAAATCTCCGGGAAACGACCCGGAATCTGTTGTGTCTTAAATTCAATAGCCATTGTAGGGTTGATGAATTAGAAGTTGATAATTGACCTTACTTTTTGTCGGGGAGCGTCTGCGCCCAGGCTTCGGCAGCCGCTTTCGCTTCTTCTTCAGAAGTTCCGAGTTCATGCGAACGGTCTTTCGGCATGAGATTGTTGTTAACAAGGTCTTGTTTAAGGTCGGATAGCTCCTTGTCGAGGTCAGCATCTTCGGCGAATGACATTCGCTTTACGAGATATTCGGGGATTCCGAGCTTCTTTGCCTTGTCAGCGATAAGCGAGGCGCGTTCCGTCTTGGCTTTTTCTTCTTTGAGCGTCTTGTTCTCGGTTTCGAGTGCTTCAAGTCGTTCATTAACTTTTTTCATCCATGCCGGTTCGTCATCTTCGCCGGTTTCGCCGTCTTCTTCCTCTCCGTCGCCCTCATCTTTGGATGGCTTGGCAGATGATTTTTTGCGTGACTTCCTCGTTATCTCCCCTTGCATCGCTTTTGCGTAGGGAACGAGCGAATCCACTTTTGCGGCTATTTCGTCATCGGTAGCTTCTTCCGTGAGGCCTGAAGCTCCGATTTCAACGAGTTCTTCGATTGCTTTGGGTGTAAGTCCGTATTGCTTACATTTTGCGGTCAATGCCGCCAATAATTTCTTCTTCATTGCAATGTGCGATTGATGTTTGAATATTCAGTACGCGCAAAGATAGGCAGAAATTTTTATATAATACCTATTAGGTTATGAAAAATTACACAATTTTTATTTCTCACAAGTCGCTACCTATAAGTAAAATAGGAATTTAAGCGAAATTTTCTTGAAAAATAGCCACTAAAATAGTTGCCTATTATTAGGATAGTCTATAACTTTGCAGTATCAAACAATACTTAATAGATAACGAAAATGAAAATGCGAAAGAAAACAATCAAAGTGAGCCGAGAGAGAGCTATCGAGTTAGCCGCTAATCTCAACTGCATCTCAAAAGAGATGGCAAGCAAGTACACCGACAGCGAATTGAAAGAGTGCCTGCGTCTTCTCAAACTCAAAGCTGACTTCTAAACATCAACCCTCAATCTCAACGCAAATGAAACCCGAATATCTCGCCGAAGCAATCGGCATCATCAGCAAAAGCAACTCAATTACCGTGTCTTTCAATGTGCCGGTCAATGATAACTACTCGCACACATACGCAATTCTCATTCATCAGAGCAACGCGAGTGTTATCAAGCAACTCACCGATGCCGGATTCTCACTCTCGATGAATCCCAAAGGCTTGGCAGTCGATAAATTCTAAAGCATAGTGACATGGCAACGAAAAAGATATATACCGTCATTCGCTCCACAATCAGAAGTGAGCGTGAAGTGTCCGGCACTCTTGATGAATTGACTGAATATTTCAGCTATACATTGGAGATTGGCAATAGTCGCGATTCTCGCATATCTCGTAAGCCCAAAACTATCAAATCGCTAATCAATGCCATTAATAAGAGCTTCAGCATATCGGGTCGTTACTATGATTGTGTGACGCTAAAAGAAGTAAAATAATAACTCTAAATACAACGCAAATGGTTACTGAAACAACTCTCGAAAACAAGATGTTTGACTTCGACAAGGCGAAAGTTCAAACGCTCTCACTCGCTCAATTAGAGCGTACCCACCGCGAAAACGATGTTTACGGCAAACCGCTCCGTGGCATCTATCACTTCGAGCTGCTTAACACGCTCATCAACGAATGCACCAATCTTGGCTACAATGTTGAGGTTTACGACCTCTTCGCCGCGCAGAACAAAGACCGTAGCACTCCCGGCGTTGTGCTGCTTCCGCAAGTCGAAGCACAGTACGGCGAAAGAGCTTTTGAAGCTCACATATTGCGCCGCGTCTTCGCTAACATCAGAATCACGGACTTTGACGATGAGGAAAAGACAACAAACCTCGCAGTCGCTTTTCATCAGAAAGGCATTCAAGTCGGATTCGGCAATATGGTGAAGATATGCCATAATCAAACGATGCTGTGTGCTGACAAATACATAGCCACATACAGCGAGCGCGGTAAAGGTCGAGGCGAGGCGATAACGATTCCGCAAGTTCTCGATGTCGTTAAATCGTGGCTCGTTGACGCTCGTAAAATCATCGTTACCGAGCGTGAGAAAATCGAGCGTATGAAAGAAATTGAAGTCGGCGCACAACAAGCACTCTTGCTCATCGGTATGCTGACAGCTATCCGCGTCAAGTGCGATTCTGCATACCTGGCAATCAAAGAGAATCGCGTCTATCCGCTCAATCAAGCGCAGATAACGAAATTCACCGAGAGCTTGTTACTGAAGTATCACGAATCGGCTCACCTTTCAGCGTGGGACTTGTATAACGCCGCGACTGACCTCTACAAAGCGGATTCAATGGATATTCCGGCTCTTATGCCGCAGAATCGCGCAATGGTTCAGTTTCTCAACGAGCAATTCAACATCTAACACAAATCATCAACCGGCGCGAGAGGTGGCGTTAGCCGCTGCCTCTCGCCCATAAAAACAAGCATAATGGCAGACAGTAAAGAAAAACTCACCGCAAATGATGAGGAACTTATCGAGCTTGCATATTCAACGACATACCGTAGTTCTATCCGTCAGTACATACGTGAGGCTGATACTCCACGTTGTCGTGAGATTCTAACTCGAATTTTGAATGACCCGGATATTGATTGGGAGGACTGAAAGATGAAAGCACTAATCATTGAAACCGGCGAAGTTATAAGCGTAGTTGACGTTATCAAAACGATAAGCAACGGTACGATATATCGCGATGTCGCTTCCGGCAAAACCTACTATGACCGTGAGATTCAGATATTCGATGATAGCGGTATAACTGATTTCATCGAGAAGTGGCACCCGGATTATTATCACTCTGACTTGATAGCGTGGATTGATGACCTGCATTGCGCTCTCGGCAATGAATGCGATGATGAAAAACTCGCACGCATTGAAGAATCGTGGGGAACTGACCCAAAAGGATGGCTCAAAGAGTTAATCACACTTGAAACTGCCGCTTATCGCCGCGCACTTGAACGATATTACTCATTGATGTATCCGAAACTTAATATTTGATAGGCTTTGTCAGATTAGCCTATTTCGCATTTCTCGCTTTCAGTCGATAGAATCTACATTTATACGGCTGAAATGCGAGGATTCGCAAGGAAATGAGTAATTTTGCAATACCTTAAAATTCAACGCAATTATGGAATCATCGAAAGTCGTACACGTTCACTTCAAAAAGCCACACGAGGGAATGACTGACCTCTATTTCGGCTCTCTGAAAGCGATATATCTTCAAGTGCCCGATGATATAATCGGGATAAAATACAAGTCGCTCACAAATGCCATTCGCGGCAAAGATTGTTACGAGAATAAACGCTGCATTATCCGCATCGGTGCATTGCAGCGTATGTCAAATATAAAAAACAAAGACAAACAATGATAGGAGCAATAATAGGCGACATTGCCGGTTCTCGTTTCGAGTTCAACAATACGAATGACTATAATTTCGAGTTCTTTCACAAAGATTGCAGTTATACCGATGACACAATATGCACGGTAGCCGTTGCAGACGCTATCCTACGCGGCGTAAGCTACAAAGATAGCATCTTGTATTGGTGTCGCAAATATCCGCGTCCTATGGGCGCGTATGGCGGTTCTTTCTCTCGGTGGCTACAAAGCGATGACCCCCAACCGTACAATTCATTCGGAAACGGTGCAGCTATGCGCGTGTCGCCGGTCGCTTGGGCTTTCAATGATGCAAGCGATGTTATGCGTAACGCTATGGCAAGCGCGGAATGCTCACACAATCATCAAGAGGGTATAATCGGAGCGATAGCCACAGCCGAATTGATTTATACATTCCGTAAGATGCCCGAAAAAGACAACTTCGTGAATCTAATCGGCGGACTGTATTACGGTCAAGATTGGGAAAACGACATGCCGCGCCCTGGCGTTTTTGATGAAACGTGTCAAGGCTGTGTGCCGCTCGCTTTTCACATCATCAAAGAGAGCAATTCATTTGAAGACGCTATCCGTAGAGCCGTGAGCTATGGCGGCGATTCTGATACTCTCGGCGCAATAGTCGGCTCAATAGCTGAAGCGCGTTGGGGCATACCGATTGAGATGCAAAAAATGGCACTGAATATGCTTCCACAAGATATGCTCAAAGTCGTGATAAACTTCATTCAAAAATTCAAATAAATAAGATATGGATTCATTTTCAAATGAAAATTTTTGCGGTGGAGCTTTTTTAGCTGCTCGCAACCCGGCATTTCTTTCTGATGTATTTGTTTGGACTGAGGGTTATTTTATCAAATACAATTCGAGAGGAGAAATAGAAGAAGTCGGTAACAAATCAATTACTGAACGCGCTAATTTCAAGATTGAAAACATACGCCCTGCGTGTCAAATTGAAGTGTTTGCACTTCGTTATGCTGTTTTGAATAAATTTGACAAGGAGATATAGCACTATGCACAAAGATTCATTACTCAAATTATGCCGTTACTACCACGGCGAAAAGAATAATCCATACGAGGGCGATAAAGCTCTATTATGGGATTATGAAAGAGTGTGGGTTGAAGATTCTGCGAATGATTCAGATTCGATTTCCGAGTACCTTTCGGATTATCTGACTTACGGACTGCGTGACTTCTCGAAGTTCGATAAAATCCCGGTCACGCTCAAAGCGATGTTATTCAATCGTTATGCGAAAAACGCATACTCAATGAAAGATGCCGTTTCCGGCTTCAAAGAGTTTTATCAGAAATACTACAAGTAGCAAAGGGCGCGATTATGCGCCCTTTGTCTTACTTCGTCATGCCGGTTGGCTGTGTGAACTGCTGACCGATTAACATTAAGTATAAATTTTTGCCGCTCTTTCTAATTACTTTGAATCTACTGCCGCGCTGACCTATCCATTCAAACTCACCTCCTAACCCCACTTTTTCAGTACCGTTCCATATTCGGGTCTGATAGTCATAATAACCAGCGTTGTAATGAGTGAACGGTTCTGCGAATATGCCTTGTGCGCCCTTCGGTATCAAAATAATCATATTAATAGAGCCGCCGAATCCCTTATCTCGGTGACACGCCGTTGATAAGAATGCGCCGTCAATGAACGTATCGCCAACTTCGGCTTGGCTCAAATTCTTGCCGATTTCCGGAATATAATAATCGCTTGTACCTCGCCTTACGACCATATCTTGCTTTGTCTTAACACGGCTCAAAGCTGCTGTTATTTTCGGCATATCATTGTCATATTCATCTTTCGCTCGTCCGCCACAATATGACATATTACGCAATGGCTCGTTGAGGTAGCTATATGTCTGCGTATATTTAGTGAGCAACATACGTTCTTCTTCGATAAGTCCTTTCCATGCTTCTTCAGTAGCTGGACGCATCACATCATCCATGCCCTCTACTGTATTGACTTTGTAATCATCGAGCAACTCTTTTTGTCGCTTTTTTGATAGCTCCTTAAATGTGACTTCACCGATTTTGCTACCCTTGACAGCTTTTTGCGCTGCTGCTTTTTCTTGTAGCTCTTTTCGTTTTTGGGCGTAGTCAATCTTCGCTTTAATCGTAAGCATATCGCCGCCGGATGCAAGCAACAATTCTGCTTCCAAGACAGCATTAGCGACCGTAGTGGCTTTCGGGTGTGAAGCGACATACACTTTCAGTTTGTCAATAGCGTCTTTCGCCTCCGCTACTGCGATTTGCTTCTTGACTTCATCGAGCTTCTTCATATAAGCATCTTGAGCTACATTCCAAGTCGGATATTGCTTATGCGGCTTCAGATATGTAGGGTCAGATACCCACTTGATTTCTTTCTCAATCGCTTTGACTTGCTCGTATAATGGAAGTGTCGATATGTTCGCGAGTTTCGATTCAACGGCGGCATACACTTGTTGCAGTTCTGCAAGCGTGAATTGTTCGTGCCAAGTGTGAGCATCCGGGATTATAGCTGACAATGCTTGCTCGGCTTTCTTCATCGCGAGTACACTTTGAGCGATGGCGCGTGTCTGCTTGTGTATCGCTTCAAGATTGCCGGATGCAAGAGCTTCGTTGAGTGCGGTCGTATCGACTTCGCTATAACCGTCAGCAACACTATTGACCTTTTTGGCAGTTGCTTTGATAAGCTGCTGTTTTGCTGACATAGCGAGTGCGAGCGTCTTTGTCTGCTGTTGAATGAGTGCTGTGTTTCCGCTCTTGATTGCTTCTTCGAGTTCGGCGGTAGATATGCCGAAAGATGCAAACCGCTTGGCGGCTGCATTGAGTACGTTGTTTGCAGTAGCGTTGACTTGTCGCGAATGTATTTTTTCGGCTTCGATTCTCTCGCTTCGCTCTTTCCAACGGCGGCGAATCTCGTCCTCTTGCTCCGGCGTTCTCGCTTCATGCCGTTTCGCCGCGATTTGCTGCGGTGTGAGCTTCTTTAATGACGGGTCAAGTATTTCATCTATCGCTATAGCATTGTTGCGGATAAAGTACGGTTCTGTGCCTCTATCGCGAGATTGTGCGATGTCTTCTTTATGCTCTGACACCCACTGTTTGAAATTGTCCGGGTAGTCAGTTATTCGCTTGCCCCTCGGCACATACTTTTCTCCACGCAAAAACGCTTCTGATACTTTCGCCATTTCATCTTCATCCATCAGAATCGGAGTAACGAAACAAAAGCATTGCGGATGCCAACCGTCAAAGACAAAATCAACCGGATAATCACCTGCGAGCTTGTCGCAAATGTCTTTTTTCGGGTGCGAGCGTGAGAGATTGACACGTTGACCGAGAACAAAGTCCATTTGTTGCCACCGTTCATTGTCGGCTCTGCGATATGCGATATTCGTTTCAGTTCGAGCAACACGCATAGCGTTTTGAGCTGAAGACTTGTAATAGCCGCGCCCAGTCCATTGGTCTTGATAAGTACGCTTGTCGTAGTCTATCCATTTGACTTTGCCGGTTGCCGGGTCTTTGATACGCTTCTTCCATTTGCGCCGCCATTCGCCGGATTCGGGGTCTTTATATCTGAATCGGCGAAACATCAAGTCCGGGTCGTTGAGGTACTGACGGACTTTTCGCGACATAGACGCTGCCGATTCGCCCTCACCGACTGAAACGGTTATCGCGACTTCCATTTCATCGCGTAGCTGCTCGACTGACTTCCACACACGCTGCGATAGATTCAAGCCGTTTTCGCTGCGAGCGATAAACGCATTCATCGCCGCGCTGTTTCGTTGAGTCCATGCTGCAAACTCTGGAGATGATAATGCACGTTTGCCAAAGCACGATTTAACGAGCTTGTCGCATTCGTCATTCGCTTGCGACCATTCAAGGCGTATGCCTTTCTCGATAGCCATTGTCGCGACTGAATGAAGCAGACGGAGCAAGCGTTCTACTTCCTTTTGTCGCTTCATGGATTCACCGGCGAAAGAAAACATCTCGCCCTCGTCAAGCTGCGGCATTGACTTGTTGAGCGCGAGTATTTCATTAACCGTCTGCGCAAAGAGTAGCCGCACACGTTCGGCGTATGCTTCAGTACGTTTTATTCGCGCTTGTGTCGCGCTCTTGGGGTCTATGTTATTTTTCTTCGCCATGCTTGTATTCATCGGGGTAATAATCTTCATCTTCCACGTATTCCGGTGCATACTGCGGAAACACGTTGAATCCTATCTGACGGCGTGGAGCTTCTGATTCAACCGGCACTTCTTCTGAATAGATGCAAATGCCGAAAACGTAGAATGAAGTCCGTTGAATCTTTTTGTCAGTCGTAGTTTGTTTGATGATTAGCGGCTTCATTTCTTCACGGCTTTCTTTGATTTCTTTTCATCATCCGGCTTCTTTTCGTCTTCATCGTCTTCTTCATCGTCACCGTCAGTGAATGATTGTGGCCCGGCTTCCGCGCCATTGTCGCCGAATATCGACTGTTGCTGTTTCAATCGCTCATCTGCTTCTGCTTTGATACGCTCTTTTTCGAGAGCTGCGTCAGCGATTAGAGGATTCTTTTCGATAGCTGTTTCATTCGACATTATTTCAGCATCAAGGCAAGCTGTGATGTTTTTGATGTCTGCTTCGATGTCTTCGCCGAACGGTTCTTGAAACTCGTGTGAAACGCTCAACTCGTCACATTGGCTTTTGAGTGACACATCGAGTACGTTTCCGATGATTGCAGCAATGAGCGAGCCGGTACGGTCGAGCAATTCATCGTGGCTCTCCTTGCGTTTCGATGCCTTGATGTCAGCAAGCATCATAACCGTGCGTAATGCTTTTGCCGAGAGCTGCGAGATTGATTTCAGCGTGTCAAGCGTGATGTTCGGCGTGAATGACTTTGATAGGATATGAGCATCGAGTAGTTCGATTTCATCTTTCTTCGACTGTGGCGCATTGTCCCAAGTGACATAGGCCATTGCTTTATCTACGCCCTCTTTTGTGTTTGTGTAGAGAGCTTTGCCTACATCGCCTTTTTCGGGCAGATTCTTGATTACATCGATGTTATATACCGCGATAGGGTCAGCGAAGTAGTCGTTTGTATCGGCGGCACGCGAGATTATCCACTCTTGACGGTTGATAAGATGACCGACACCATCCCATTCTTTTTCTTGCTGAAAAAGAATGATAGGAATTTTGCCTATGAAGTTGATTTCTCTCTCAACTTGCCACCCAAGAGGCTTTTTCGTGCATCGGTATATAAATTCCGGCGTGAAGATGTCGAAGTGGTACACAACCTTATCTTCTTTCTCTCGCACGTTATATCCCCATGCAACCGAGATAAGATTCTCGTACTGGTCCCAACGTGTGTATATTTCATCGCCTTTGCTCTTTGCGAGTACGCGAATCTGCACATCGGGGGTGCCGTCATTGTCTTTGAAGACGCGGAATAACATCGCGCTCTCCGTTTCTTTTCCGGCAAGTCGCTTGCATTGGCGAATCTTGCTATTGAAGCGAGTTCGCTTGATTACATCAAGGAACTTCGCAAACGCTTCATCCGTTCCCTCTGACACTTGCGACCATTTCACCGGGCGACCGTAGAGAAACACAAGTGCGATTTCGTTTATATACGCTTGGTATGGAATGGGGAGCTTCCACAAGTGCTGAATACCGCGCCGATTGCCTTTCTTATCGGTTAGTATCTTGTCTTTGCGTGACATTACTTCGTGCGTTTCGGTGTCGTATTCACGCATCGCCGCTGTTGCTTCACTTCCGTTGGTACGCATCTTCGAGCGTATCTGCGAGATGTCGCCGGAAGCGAGCAATTCATCAAACTCTTGCTTTCTTCCGGCAATACGGTTGATTAGGTTAGTTGCTACTTGAACAATCTGCATAGTTTATAAAGATTGAGGGGTTAAAAAACTTGTATTTCGTCATAATCAATGTCCTCGTCTTCTTCGTAGAGGTCGTTTATGGCATAGCCAAGAACATCCACAAATTCATCGTGTGAAGTCGCTGGAAATGCACATACTTGATTCAAAAATTCTTCGTTCCACGAGCCTTCAACGATGAATACACGACCGCACTCTATGCGCGGTGACACGACACGCAAACGCACTTCCTTGTCTTCGGTCGGGGTCGGTGTTTCCTTGACATTGAGCGTAGAGATTTCGCGTAACATCTGCACGACTGATACGCCGTTTGCCTTTGGCTCGATATTGAGCTTGCTTTCATTGTTGCCCTTGTGTGCTGATATGTAGTCCGGCAAGAATCGTAGCAAATCCGGCATTTCTTTATAGACGGACTGTGCATCGTAGAGATATATGTTATTCTGAATGCGACACGCCGCGAGAATACCAGATGGGTCGTTATCCTTGCCGACTTTCTTTTTGTTGTATGCCGTATCGAGATAGAAGTGCATCGGCTCGTTATATCGCAATGCGAGAAATTCAGCCATTGAGATTTTACGAAACCAATCACGCTTGACGATATTACCGCCCTCAATAGTCGGGTGTTGCTGATAGAGTGCTGCAAACTCGCGTGGGGCGCGTTGCTGCTGTTTCTGAAGTTTAGCGAGCGAATGTTTCCACGGCCATAAAGCATCGCCAACGTGTCGTTCAGATAGTCCATTGTCATTCTCAAACTCACATATCGCCGGAATCACAAGCACAGTCCAATCTTGCGGCTCTGCTTTAAGTATTCGCCCTGCCAAGTCGTCTTCATGCCAGCGCGTCATAATGAAAAGCTGCTTTGAATCGTTGTGAAGTCGCGTTGATAGAACTGTGTTATACCAATTCCACACACGTTCACGATATGTTGCTGAATATGCCTCGGTAGCGTCTTTAACCGGGTCGTCGATAATAGCGATGTCAACCGGCGTACCTGTCAAGCCGCCGCCAACGCCAACGGCTTTGTAGAATCCGCGCCGCCCGACTGTTTCAAAAATATCCACATTACGCAAATAGCCTTTTGTGTCAGTTCTCACATTAGAGCCGTTGAGATATGTGTCGGGGAATATTGCCTGATACTCTTTACTGTCGATTGTGCGTTGTATCGAGCGTGAGAATTGAGATGCAAGGTCGAGCGAATATGAGCAACCGGCAATCTTCAAATCGGGATTCTTGCCGAGTACCCACGCCGGGAAATTTCGAGATATGATTTCCGACTTGCCGTGCTGCGGCGGCATGAAAACCATTAGATTCTTGATTTCGCCAGAGTAGAGCTTTTGACAATAGTCAGCGATTAGAATATGAAACCACTCTGCCCGATATTTCGGGTTGGCATAGCCGAGAAAAGACGCAAAGCGTTCCGGCGCATCTCGCTTCAGCTTAATGCGCTTCAACTTTATCAATCTTTTCATCGTGTCGCTTGCCGTTGATGTCATTTCTTTTGTAGCATATCGAGCCGTTCAATCTCGGCGGCGAGTTCTTCTGCTGATAGTTGTTCATCCGGGTCATTCTCTTTCTTCATCGTCACATCGTTTCGCTGTCGATTCTGATAATGTTCCGGGTCAAGGTTACATAGCAAGAAGATTGCGGCCGCAACGTCTGACTTGACATGAACGGTCGTTGTCTTCTTTCGCATTCGGTGGATGATTGGCTGTAATGGGTTATTCGGATTCTGCCGGTACTCGGTATTCTCTTCCGTGATTTCGTGGTCATAACCCTTTGCAGATTTAGCGAGCGATTCAACCAATTCACGGCATAGATGCTCTTTGAAATACTGCTTTGCTCGCTCTACGGCTTCGCGAAACTCGACTTTCTGCAACCACTGATAGTAAGTCTTGTGATGCAAGCCCATAGCCTTGAAAAAGTCTTTGAGCTTCGCACCGCCGTGTTCCATTAGGCCGTTTTCCATTATCCACTCCTCGCATTCTTTGATTTTAGCTTGGGAGTATTTAGCCATAGCGGTTATGTCTTTTTCTTGAATTTCTCTTTGAGTATTTTCGGAGCTGTGAGCATCCAATTCACGCGATGATGCAAACGCTTCTGATTGACATACTCGTTACCCATAGTCCGCACCTTGACCGATGACGGTTGATACATTACCGTGAAGAATGATTTTAAGTAAGTGCCGGAATCGAGATATACTTCAGTCATGCCGCCAGCGTTTGATTGCGTCTGCTTCTGCAATAAGCATACTTGCTGAATCTGCAAAAACAAGTCACCGGTTGAAGTGTTGCGTGTGTAAGTGTTCACATCTTCGTTGATACGCCCTAAGAATGTAAACTGCCGCTCGGTGTCGCAAATAAACGAGTTCATCGCTTTGCGTTTCGTGCGTAGCTGCTTGCCCTCGCCACCGGCACCACCGCCGAGATAATCACCACCTTGTGCCATAGCGATAGACTTTGCCGGTATCTTCTTGAAGAAGTCGAGCATTATGTCAAATACTGCATCAAGATTGCATACTGCCTTGTCTTTTGTGATATACCGCAAACGGTTGTCGAATCGCCACTCAAAAACGGTATAATCATCGTCAAGCTCGATAAAGTAGCGGTAGCCGAGCTTTCTTGCGATGTCAAAACACGCATTCCGGGCATACACTATCGTGCGTCTATCGCCAGGCACTCCCTCATCGAAAGTTTCAGCGATAGCCGCTTTGTCGAAGATAACGACATTCTCACTCCCGAATCGTGAGATATATTCCGGCGCGGAGGGGTCTTCGTTGTCAAGCACGATGACAATTCGCCCGGTGTAGCCACTCTTTTTCAAGCTGTCATAAGTCACAACCCTGTCAGCTCTGCCGTGAGAGAGGATAAAAGCGACAAAATTCTTCATCATAATCTTCTGATATGTCGTTTTCGGTTAGAGCTGCTTCGTCAGTAATGCCACGCTCAATGCGATATGCGTTTGCGAGGTCTTTTGTCATTGTGATAAATCCGTTCTCAATGGCTTTGTCGAAGTCGATTATCACGAGTGCTGATTGCTCCATAAGAGCTTGTATCTTCGGCGATGCCTGCGCGTAGTAGTCTGCTATCTTGGCATAGTTGAAAACCGTATGCCGCGCGGCTGCTTGCCGCAGAAACTCGCGTACCTCATCCGGTAAGTTCGCTTTCTCGATTTCATGAAGCAACGCATCTCGCTTTGTGGTGTCGTACATCTCGCCGAAGCTCGGTGTATGTCCGCTCGGCTCGTATGTCGGGGCAATGACCTTACGCGAGTAGCTTTCATTCTGCGCTTGTGCGTTCTCTGCATCTACCGCACTCGTGTCCCAATTATCGGGAAGCTCAACGCCCCAAGTCTGCAACTGTTTCGCATCCCAATCGCCGGACTTCAGCTTGCCCCAATCCCAAACTCCAAAGCCGTTATTGTCGAGAATCGCATACGCTTTCAGTTTCTCGTTCGGAGTGTTCGGGTCGATAACCACAGCCGGAACGAGTTTATACCCGATTTCAGTCAATGCGCGGAAACGCATATTGCCGCCGAGAATGATATAATTTCCACTTTCGAGCTGATAAACTTTGAGCGGATTATATTTCAGATATTCCGGGTAGTCGATGATGTCTTGCTTCAATAATGCGAAGCGGTCTTCATCAATCGTTCGCGGATTCTCCGGCACTCCGGCAAGTTGCCCGATATTTTCTTCAAGTTGCTCAATAGCTATGAGCCTGACTTGTGCGAGGTCGTCGAAATTTTCCATACTTTTTTTATGCGAGTTGAAATGCGGTTTTTGCGGTTTTTTGCAAAGGTAATAAAAAAGAGTACTTATTAGGTACTCTTTTGAGATAAAAAATATATCAAGTCGCGGTTTTTCAGCTTTCAGCTATGTAATTTCGCATTAGCTTGATAAATTCTTCGAGTGAGCGTACTATCTCGTAGCGATAGCCAAAAGCCTCAACTTTACGTTGAAAACGCTTTTGCGAATCTTGCTGTTTGCCTTTCGGGGTCTTTACTTCAATGCAAAGTGCGTGATGATACTTATTAGGTAGTAGAAACAACATATCTGCAACTCCGGCTGTCACTCCCTCGCCTTTCATTATTCCGGCTTCTATTCTGTTTCTTGCTCCACCATTGGGAACGGCAAAGAGCAATAACGCGAGGTCTGCATATTGAAGTCTAAACCATTTCACGCAATTCTGCTGTATCTGACTTTCTTCGTGACGCATCTTCAGAACGGTAAGTCGGGGTCGTTCATTGGTGGCTGCTGATAGCCGTATTGCTGTTGCGGCTCTGCGTACTGTTGTGAAGTCGCTGTGCTTCTACGGTCGAGCATCTGCACCGTGTCAGCGTGTATCTCGGTCACATATCGTTTGATGCCGTCTTTGTCGTCATACGAGCGAGTACGCATCTTGCCTTGAATGTAGAGAGTTGCACCTTTGCGTATGTAGTCACGAGCTATTTCAGCGAGCTTGCCGAAAAGTACGATGTTGTGCCATTCGGTGCGGTCTTCTGATGTCGTGCCGTCTCTTTTCGTGTAACCGCGTTCGGTGGTCGCGACTGTGAGCGTTGCCATAGTCTTTCCGTTGCTTGTGGTGATGATTTTCGGGTCTTCACCTACATAGCCTATGATTGTAGCTTGATTTACGGATGCCATGAGTTTACTACGTTATATTGATTATTTAGTTTTATATATACACACTTATTGATTATTATATATTATATCAATAGAAGTGTGCGTTGATTATTTCGGTTTTCTGATTTTAACTTGCATCTTACAAGTGTACGTCGCACTGTCGTATATCGGCGACATAAACAAGAATGCTCCGGTATGCGGTATTCGCGTCCGGCATATCTTCTGCGTATCTCCCGGAATTTCTCGTATCGCTCACAGTTCGTTCTGATGATACAGTTCGAGCCGGAGCATACGGTTGAATCCATCGCGATTATTCTTGTCATGTCGCTTAATATCGAAAGTCTGTGAAGTGGATTATTACACCGTTGAAAGTCATATCGCCTTGCGGTTCTTTGCCGAAAAACCAATCTGCAAAGTCAGAGAGCGACAAACCGTCATTCTTCGCCAACGCCGCTACATCAATATCATTGCCGCCGATGATTCTTGCTGTCAAATACGGCTTGTTTGCGTGGAAGTCGTGATGATAGTTGATTTGAATGCGTTGCACACCTATTGGCGTGTCAATCGTGTGGATTTCTCGTTGCTTCGAGCGGTACGGCTTGCCGCTCCACTGTCTTACGGATAGGTAGAAGTCGCCACGCTGCATCTTTTCAGCGTTGACCGCCCACAAGTCATAGTTGCGGCGTATCGTGTGAATCTTCTTGCCGGTTTTGAGCTTTGTTTCAAACTCGGTCAGTTCTCCGGCTCTCGGCAATGTCGCCGGAAACACTCTCGAAAGAGTGATGCAAATCTTCTTCTTTGCCATTTTGTTAGTTCGGATTAAATGTTGTTATCAGTCTTCGGGTTGCGAGATAGTTCCGTGTTTCGGGGTCTTTTACCCGGTCGATGTCGATTTCTTCAAGTCTTATCTTGAGGTGAATCGCTTTGCCGCGTCTGCTTATCTCGGTATGTATGCTTTGCAGATTCTCGTACTCGGCGCGAATCTCCTTTTGCTTGCATTCGATGAATGCCTTTGCCCGGTCGTTCTTCTTCGCGATACGCACTTGATTCAGCACGAGAGCCAAGTTTATCACAAGGCAAATTATCTGAAATGTCATAGGTGCGGTTTTTACGGCGTTTTATCGTTCGGGTAGTCAAATATACTCGAAGCTTGCGGAATTGCGTCAGGCAAGCCGAGAAGTAGCTCTACGCGGCTAATCTCGGCATCTACCTGCGCTTCGAGTCTTTTGCTTTCGGTGAGGTCTGCTTTTCTGCGATACTTGAAGTAGTCGCGTTGCTTGACCCTCATCCGTCTTACAAGCTCAAAGAACTGTCGGTTATCCATTCTCTGACTTGCTTTCGAGTTTGGCGTTATACACATCCATTATCGCTGTTTCTGCGATTCCGGCGATTTCGTAGTCTGCCATAGTGCCTTTCATGCCCTCAATGAAGTTGTCGTAAGCTCCCTTGAAACTCGATGCCTGCACGAGTATGTAAGACGCTTTGCGCTTCTCTACGGCGGTCTTTTCGTCTATCGTGATGAATGCGACTTTGACTTTATACCAACGGTCACCGGTTTCATCTCTGAAGATTTCCGAGATGTTGGACTTCTTGACTGCCGACACATCGAAGTCGCCCGACATGAACGGCGTTACTTCTTCGTTAGTACGCGCTTCTGCTTCGGTGAATGAAAGAGCGTCAACGAGGTAGTGTTCGGTTACTTTCTTGACTGTGCCGTTTTCCATTGTCTTGTCGAAACGGACTTTTGTTTCAAACCATTTAGCCATGATTGATTTCGTTTTGAGGTTGATAGATATGTGAGTTATCGGTTATCTCCAGAGCCGCCGAGCATTCCGCGTTCCTTACGCGATTGCAGCTTGTTGATGTTTATTTGTGCGATTGCTTCAAGCGTGAAGCCGAGGTCATTGGCGAGAGTGGCGCAATACCGCAAAACATCGCCTATCTCTTTCGCTATTTCTATCTTTCGCACGGTGTCGAAGCTCTGATTGTTGTCGCGGATTACTTTCTTTACCTTGTCTGCGACTTCTCCGGCTTCACCACACATTCCGAGTGCCGGATAGATTATGCGCTTGTCTTCGGGATAGACGGCGGTCGTGAGTGCTGCCGCCTGGTATTCGTTTACTGTCATTTGATAGTAGTATTATATTGTTATATTGATATTATCTTATGTTGTAGTTAACTGCTAATGATACGGCAACCTCGCTCGGATAGTCGGTTTCGCACTCTGCTTTCTTCGATTGATAGCCGGGCGAGGTATGCCAATGATGGTCTGCACATACCAATACTCTATATCGTAGAAATGTGGATATAAGAGTCGGTGTTGAATTTCGAGTATCATATTTCGTTGAGTTCGATTAACGCCATTTGCGTGGCAAGTGTCTTTATGTATGTTTCCTTGATTGATATGAAGCGTTCTGATACCGGCTTATCGCCGACAAATGCGATAACAAGCGCGTCAAGCCGGTACATTTCATCCGGGAGTATGCGCCCGATTCTATGCCCGACTATCTTCTCTATCTTTTCAGTCTGCATTCTGACATAGCGAAAGAGCGAGTGCAAGAGTATGTCGCATTGATAGACAGCCGTCAGTAGGTCGAGATAATCCGGCGCGAGTTCCGGGTATTCGCCCTTTAGGTCGCAACGGATATTCACAAGTAGTGTCTTGAAGATGTCGTTTACACCGTCTTCAAACATATACATATTCTCCGTTTCGGAATTGCGGTGAGCATCATCTATGAACGGAGCGCGTACACGGTCGTAGTCACGGCGTAACTCTCTGATTGCACGGCATAGTTTCTTAGTCGCTTTGAGCCGCATCATTATCGCAAGGTCTATGATTGTATCGGCATAGTCCCACACGAGTTCCGCGATGACAAACGGCACATACGCGAATCTGAATAGCGTGTCTTTGTCGAGTAGCTTTGAGAGCTTTATAATTTCAGCTTCTTCACGCTGTTTCGGGTCGTCAAATATGACACATTTTGCAGATTTGCCATTGTCAAATTGAAGACGATTGATGCTTGATGCAACCTCGCTCATAAAGCCGATTTTCGCTTGAAGCGCGTAGTCGGGGGCTGCGTTCATCGTTCTATCGGTCGATGCAAGTAGTCCGCTTAAAAGCTCGGACTTTTGCTGCTCGGTCAATGCGTCAAACTGCTGTCGGAGTTTGAATGCCTCCAAGTTTGCATCTGCCGCTTTCTTGAATGATTCAATAAACCCAGGCGGCCATGCTGAATATTGTTTGTACGGACGATTCATTATTTCAGATTATTTCTTGCTTTCGTGTAAAAATCACTCACTTTGCCGAAGCTGCCAAAGACACGCTTCTTCATCGTATCGGATATGTCATTGCTCCAATAATTCGAGTTGATTTCGGCGGTTATGTCGCTCTTTAGCTGTAAAAGCACATTGACATTGTGGCGATAACGCTTGCTTGTTCGCTCTTTAAGCATAGAGCGAAATTCCTTGAATGAGGTTGGAATGTTGAATGTTATTGTTTTCATCGTTCAGTCGGTTTATGAGGTGAATCGGATATAAGATGTTCTCGGAATCTTTCCAAAGAGTTAATCATCTTGTCGATTTTCTCAATGAATTGAGCCGGTTTGTCCGTATGTGATAGGTGTAGTCTGATTTTACCGTGGCAGTCTGCAATTTCAATAAAGACACATGGAGATTCTCCCTCGGTATATTCAATATCACCGTCATAGCAAACTATGCTCCCGGTAGAAGGTGAATCTTGGGTATTAAGCCAAGTTTCTGATTTGTAATAAGTCGTTCTATCCATTACGTTGCTTTTTAAGTCTTAATCCGAACAAACCTTTTGAGGGGTCAAATTCGGGGTATGAGTATTTATCTTGCGGATTGTAAGTGCTAATCCATAGATTTATTCTGCGTTCAAAATATTGTTTATCTTTTTGAGCTTCTATGGAGTTTAAGATATTGCAAAACTCTATCGCTGCACTCTGATAGTCGCCAAAATTTCTTAACGGCTTCACATCGTAGCCGTCTTTCCAACACACGACATATCCATCTGGAGTGCTTGACTTAATCGCATTCATTTTAAGCTGTCTTACGTTCTGCAAACCGTTTTACTGAATCGCATAGAGCGACACACCAAGCGCGGGCGATTGTCACCTCAACCGCGTTGCCGATAAACTTCTTTTGGTCTGCTTGTGTGCCGATAAGCACATAATCTTCCGGGAAGCCCATAATCAGTTTTAGTTCCGAGATTTTGAGCATACGCATTTTGATGTCAACGATACGGTAGAGTGCCATAAACTCTTTGATTTTTACCATTATCGGACTGTCGGTGTCATATACCGCTATCGCGAAGTCGCCGGATTCAGTCGATATGAGGTATGGCGGTCGCTTATCCATTTTCGCTATGAGTGTGAAGCACGGAGAATCGACCGAGCCGCCGGGTGATGCAAACTGCGGATTCATCAAGTAATGATGCTTGCGATTGGCTGTTATAACTCTTGACGGTTCGTCAATAGAGCTGCCGACATTGCTGTAATTGGTATCCATTACCCACGGGCATACGCTAACAAGTTTCTGCTTTGGATTGGTGAGGACTGCCGGATTAGGACTGTCGATGCTTGAAATTTGACCGCCGCCGGAATACTCGTTTGCTATGAACTGCGTCTGAACGAGAGCGAGCCTATCGCGTGTCAGCAACGTGGGGCAAGGATTGTCGATGCTTTTGCCGGTGTCTTTGAAGTTGTAGCTACATAAGAAGTCAGCGTGTATAAGCGCGTGGTGGTCAACGGTCGTTATCGTACCGGCTGGAGCTTCGATTGATATGTTCTTATCGTCCGGCGAGCCGCTGAATTGCTTTGATAGGAACTGCACGGAAGCGAGAGCCAACCGCCCTTGTGTCGCGACTGTTGGGCAAGGGTCTTCGAGTGACGGTGCGACATATCGGCCGCGTTGATTCATTGAGTTGTATTTCACCATAAACGCTTGCTTGCCACCGGCGACAAACTTAATCAGTCCGGCGTATATGCGTTCAAGCGTCTTATCTGATAGCGGCTTTTTGCGGTCGAATATTGATTTGCCCTCATCTTCCAAGTCGAGGACTTCACGCACAGGTTTCCACTTGTGTAGAGTGTCGAACAATGCCGCTTCGCCGTTCTTGCTGTGTGTCGGTTCGGGGAACACTATCGGCAAACCTTTCTTCGCGAATATGCCGAAGAATCGTTTGCGTGAGGTGTATGCGCCATAGTCTGCCGCATTTAAGATGCGATGCTCGAAGTTGTAGCCGTATCGCTTGACATTGTTAACCCAACGGAGATATGAGCGTCCCTTATCGGTCGAGAACGGTTTGCCGTTTTCGTCAACCTCGCCCCACGACATAAATTCTTCGACATTCTCAATCTGAATATAATCCGGGTCGATAGCTTCAATGTATCGGAATAGATGCTCGGCAAGTGTCCGGCTGTCTGCATCGCGAGGCTGACCGCCTTTTGCTTTCGAGAAGTTAGTGCATTCGAGCGATGCCCATAGCACGGTGAGCGCGTCCGGGTTCTTGATTCTGCACGATTCGAGATGCTCTACAAGTGGCGACAATTCGAGTGTGCGGATGTCTTCGGTGAAGTGTAGCGCGTCCGGGTGATTCGATGCGTGGGAAGCTATCGCGTTTGCATCGTGATTGACACAAGCGATGACCTCGGCGCATTGTTCTCCGTCAAGTCTTGCGGAGTTAACGCCGGTCGATGTTCCACCGGCACCGCAAAAAAGGTCGATATATAGTAACTGCTTCATTTCTTATGTGATAAGTTTATTTTGATGATATTATTCGGTTTATGCTTTGCTTCAAGTGCCTTTTCTCTCTCGGCTGCATACTCGGCGAGCATTTCAACGTGCCGTTCAAGTTCTTGCATGAGGTATTTGTTATCTTCTTGCAGATTCTTGATTTCGTCATTACGCCGCTTCAGTTCATCGTTATATCGCTTTCTCTCAAACTGTGAGAATGAGAGGTCAAAATCGCGGCAAGTGCATTGCTCGATGTCGCCGCTGACTGCGGCCGCCATACATCCGGGTATCAGCACTCGCCCGGCGATTTTGTCAACGATATAGTGGCACTTCATTGATTCGTAGCATTTAGAAGTATAGCGGAGGTATCGGCATCCATGCAATTACGATGTCGGTTATATCTTCACGACAAGGTGACAAGTGTACTTTTACACTTTGCACTCGGTCATAGTGGTATCGTTCCTTGCACCGAAGCGTTGTTTTGAATCGCCCGGTTTTGGTGTACCAACATACTATCGGTTCATCTCCGGTATGGACTAATACGCGCGAGCCTATTGGGGGCAATTCTTTTTTAGGGTCATGCCATTTATATGTCTGACCGGCTGTGATTTCGTTTAGAATATTTGCGCCCCCTTTCACCTCAATAGCACATTTATCCCAATTGATGACAGGTTTTGTTCCCATATTCAGAAGTCAAAGAGTGTTGGAGTATTGATTTCTTGCTCGGCGCGTTTGATGTTCTTCACGGCTGTTTCAAAGTAGCTGTCTTTGAGTTCGCAACCGATACCGCGACGATTGTTTTGTACTGCGACATAGACTTCAGAGCCGATGCCGAGGAACGGAGTAAACACGACTTCGCCCTCATTGCTCCAAAGGTGAACAAGTCGCTTGATGACTTCAAGCTGCAAGGGGCAAATGTGCTTTTCATCGCCTTGCGCCGTTCCCTCTGCGCCGTTCAGCACATCAGTACGCTTTATATCCATCCACACCGGCGATGCCCAGCGTTGCCACGTTTCGAGAGGGAAGTTATCGCGATTGAGATTCTGAATCGGCTCCCAATCGGCTTCATCGCTCTCCCATTTCTTGAATATCGTTATGTATTCAGCCATTCCGATGCCGGTTTTGGAGCTATCCGAGGTGACTTGCTTGTAGAGTAGGCGTTGCGTCTTCGTGCGCTGCATCTCCAAAACCGGGTCACACCAAATCGTGATTTTAGAATGCAGCTTGAATCCCTCGGCGAGAACGGCGCGTGTGTGTTCGCCGGTGAAGTCATACATACCCGTGTAGCCGGAAGAGTTCTTATACACGCCGAGGTCTTTTGTGTGGCAGCACATAATTCTACCGGGTTTAAGGATTCGATAGAGTTCTTTCAGCAAGAATGCGTATTGCTTGAAAAACTCCTCGTGATTCTCGTTGTTACCCATGTCGTGGATATAGTTCGAGTAGGTGAATAGCGAGCTGAACGGCGGCGAGAAGATTATGAGGTCAACGCTATTGTCGGGGATTCGCGATATTTCGATTGTCGTATCTCCTTTCATCAGAAATACATAATTGTCGCGATACTCGTCATAGGTGTAGTCGTTGAGAAGTCCGTACTTGTGTTCGTTCACGTTTCGGTTGATTTCGCGCTGCATTTCTTCAAACCGCGCTTGCTTTTGTTCGATGATTGCTCTTGCATTCTGCATCGTGTCGGTTATTATGAGGTGAATGTTTACTGCGTCTTTTCGCCCGAATCGGTACGACCGGCGCACTTGTTGATAGAAGTCCTCGAAAGAGAAATCAGGAGCGGTAAATATCTGCGTTCCGCAGCTTTGGAAGTTCATGCCGTAGCCGCATATCTTGGCTTTCGAGATTAGTATTCGGATTTTGCCGTCTGCGAAGTCGAGCAAGCGGCGTTCTTTCACATCGTCTTTGTCGCTTCCTCGTACCTCTACGGATTCTGGCAATAGCTCACGGAGTATGTCGCCCTCCTCGTTCTGCTTAATCCAAATCAGCACTTGCCCCTCGGTTTCATTCGCTAACTTCGCGGCAAGTTCAAGGCGTTCTTTCTTCGTCTTGCGAAGCTCTGCATTGAAGTTTGTAGCGTTCACGATGCCGCCGGAGAATAGTTGCCCTGCCTGGGGTTCGGTTTCGACCGGGTGAGTAATGTAGTTGAGCGGTGGCAGCTTGAATCGTTTGCCGGTTTCGATGAATCCGATATCTGCCGGATTCTCGAAGATGATAGCCCAAGATGCTATCCAACCGTAGAAGTCAGCTTTTGCATGACCTTTTAGGCGGTAGTTGTTCATGCCGTCTTCACGCACAAACCATTTAGAGCGCATATCCTGCGCGTCAAGCACGTTGAGAAATTCGGAATGATTGCCGATTTCGTTCAAGTCGTTAGGCGAGGGTGTAGCGGTGCAACATAGCTTATAAAGCGTGTGTTTGAACTTCGCTGTTATAGCGTTACGATAATGCCCGGTAAAGTTCTTCAGTATAGAGCTTTCATCAAGCACCACGCCGACAAAGCGAGCTTCATCAATGTTGTCTAACTGTTCGTAGTTGGTGATTACGAGTTTAGCGTCTGCCGGTATGTTGTCAGAATAGCGGTGAATACTGTAACCGAATGTTGCGCCGACTGCGATTGTCTGACGGCTCACCGACAGCGGTGCAAGTATCAGTACCGGGCGAGATTCGCGCTCGGCGACTTTCTGCGCCCATTCGAGCTGCATCAGCGTTTTTCCATTGCCGCAACCGGCAAATATCGCCGCTCTGCCGCGCTTCAAAGTCCAGCGTACACAGTACTTCTGAAAGTCGAAAAGTTGCGGATTGAGTTGCGATTCTTCGATGTCGAAGCCGCTATCAGCTACGCGCTGTATCTTTGTCGCGAGGAAGTCTTGATAAGCTGTTTTCATAACTTTTGCTCTTGTGGAAATTCATTGAAGCGGCGAGCGATTTCAGCGCATAAAGCGTTGGAGCTTTCTACATCGCCGGTGTGAATTGCAGCTATCGACAAATTCCAACCATCTTCGATGCAAAGTTCAGCATCAGTTTCATCGGGGCCGCAGATGCGTTTACCTCTTGCCGGAACACATATCAGCTTCATGTCTTTTGTGTCAACGGAGCCTCTTGCGTATTTCCATTTGATTTTTATTTCCATATCACTTGCGTTGATTAAAATTCAATTTCTTGCTATGTCACCGGCTCTTTATAACCGGGGTGATTCTCCATGTAATGCGAGCGTAGAGCATCAGCGATTTTGATTCGTTCTTCATCTGCAATATGCTGCTTGTCAGCTTCCGAGTTCGCTTTTAGAGCCAACTCTAAACTGCCTTTCAGCTTTTTATCAGAGAGAAAAATCGAATACTCCGTGAACATTCGAGTTGCACCTATCGCGTCTTTCAACTCGGTTTCGGTCTGCTGTCGCACATAAACTGTATGCTGATACTTGGCTATTGCCCGGAGCGTCTTTTCTTCTCTCATTTCGTCATTCTCGAAGATGACCGAGATAGCTTCTTTCTTTCGGATTTTACCGACTTTCGCCCATCCGTAGAACACTCGCAAGCTCTTTGACTTTGTGCGCTGTCCGAGTTCTGCTTTATGACTATTGTCAAGCATCGCTAACTTTAATCGAAGTCCGCTCATTACTTGTAATATTGTTTGAATGTTTCAATACCGAACACGAGTTCAAGAGTTGCTACTCGCTCCCAATTTCGAGCTTTGATTATCGGATTGCTTATGCCATTGCCACGTTTGGCATTTTGGTATATATCCATTATCATTTTTCGTTCTGCTTCATTACATCGCTCGATAAGGGGGGATTTAAGCAAGTGTTTCGCTCCGGCTATGAAGTCCCGGAATCTCGCCGGTTTGTTGAATGGTTGGCTGCGAGAGTAGTCCCATGCTGCATTTTTAAGGCTTGGGCTTACAGAGATAGGTTTATCTTCATCTATATTGAAGTCCAATCTATCTTCATGATAGTAGCATTTGTGAGCCGGGCAGTCGTAATACTTGCCTCCCATATCTTGATAGCCACATTCGTTGACTTCAACGATTGTATTGCTTCCAATTAGTCGCGCTTTCATGCTGCACCTCCTTTCGGAATGTCAACTACGACATACGGCATACCGCCGGGGAAGCATTGCCAAAACTCGCGAGCAAGCAAGAATTTGACTGCGCCGATTGCGATTCCAAGGCAAACCAACATATCGCACATTTGGTGAAAGTCGGTCCACTGCCGACCGTCTGCATCAACACAAAGATTGAGGAAAGTCCAACCGCCGCCTTTGAACGCATGAAACTCTTTAGGCAAGCAAGATAACATCGAGAGTATGTTATCGCGGTTAGCCGTCACCTTATCACGGTTAAAACCGGCTTTGATTCTCACCCCGGAAATGATTTGTCGAATTTTTTCGTCTGATTCTGCGAGGCAGTCTTTGAATATCGCCTCGACATTCTCCGAAGTGAGCTTCATCGGCTCACGGAGAGCTATTTTGTTTGTTGTCTGAAGTTCCATATTGTTAACCTTTCATTCTGCCGATATAGGCGAGCTGTAACACATCGTATTGCTTGTTGATTACGGCAAATTCAACCATGCAGTTATCATCTGCCATATCGTTGATTCTCAAAAGCGGAAAGCTATTACCCGAATTGGCGGCATAAAGCTCTTGATTTATATCTTCATTCACTCGCCAATCGTTAGCGTTAGCGAAGTATGCGTCAAGGCTTGCGACAACGTGCAAGTTGAGATAATCTTCGCCGAATGCTTCTGCGATTTTGCTTTTGTTGCGAAGTGCGTATCTCATTCTTCTATTTCGTCAATGTTAATGTACCAATACGAGCATGAACGGCTGAACAAACGCACGCTCTCAATATAGTTGAGTTCCTTGTCTTCTTCTCGGAGTAATGCAAACTGATTGCTGTATTTGTCGATATATCCGACTGCAAAAAACTCCTTGCTCGTGATGCGATTGTAACCTTTGACAAGGACGTGCATTCCGATAAGCGCGTCAGTCAGATTGAGTGTTTGCCACTTCATTGTACTTGTCTTTTCTTCAATCAGGTTATTATGGCTTTTGCGTTCATTGCGGCACATTTCAGCCACGCACGGTTTGCAGCGATTGCGATACGACTTCGAGAAGTCGGCTACCGGCTTTATTTCGCCGCATACTTCGCATTTTCGCGTTTCTTGATAGTTCTTTTCACTCATTTGCGTTATTTTTTATTGTTTTTGGTGGTTTCCTTGCGACTCTCCGCGCTTTGAGCGGTGAAATGATAGTTTGTATATCTGAGAGCTTTCATCGCGGTTAGGAGCGGTTATTTTCATCTTCGGCTTTCGCCGGTCAGATAGAGTACGTTGTATGTCTTGAATCGGTCTGCCAATCGACCGAATCCATCGTCAAATTCTTTCGTCAGCCTTTCCACATCGAGATTAGTTGTCAGATGCGCGAATTTCCGGCGGTCGGGAGCTGTCATTGTCCAAATCTCATTCCGGGCGTGTAGAAAGTCATTGACTATCGTTTTAGTGTCGATTCCGTAGAATGGTCGGTTTTCAACGCCGATGTCGTTCAAGCATAGATTAACCGGCTTACAAGCGAATCCGACTGAATTTTCCTCGTTGTATAGGTAGCGGTCGATATTGTTGTGAATCGTGTAATAGTTCACCATTTGCGTTACCGATACGTTGTGAAAGAAATTCGGGTTGTTCGTGTATTTCAGATATTCGGAGAAAATCTGCATCATCAGAGTTTTGCCGGTGCCGACTTCGCCCATTAGCAAAATATGCTTTTCCAACTTGTGACCCTCGCCCGGAAAGACTTGCTCGGCAAGAGGGCAGTTGTTGAAGTAGTAGAGCAAAAATCGGAGTACTTTGCTGTTGTGTTCGTCAATCACGAATTTGCGCCGCTGACCGGCGAGGCAGATTGTGTTAGCTATCTGAACTACAAGGTTACTGTGAGCGTTGAAAGTCGCGGTGTCCGACAAGTTCTCAAACTGTGTGACCTGCTTTCGAGCATCGCATATCACTCGCTTTATAACCGGCTCAATCTTCAATCTTGCAGATTCAGCCGCTTCACGCTGTCGCTTGGCTTCGACTTGCGCGATGATTTCGGGTGTCAATTCGTCTTTCATTTCTGCGCTGCGTTTAATATTTAGCTCCACCGAAGCCGCCGGAATAATTCATCTTCGTTGTCGGCTGCGCCGGAACTTCAGGCATTTGTTGTTCGGTCTTGATTTCCGGGTATTCGGTAGTCCACCGAGATTGATTGAGCCAAGTTGCGAGATGCGCGAATTGTGGCACAAACTCTCCAGCTGCTTTCGCGGCAGCGTAGTGTGCGGTCATTCTTTCGAGTGCCGGCATAAGCAAGGGGACTATTTCGCGCCACGTTTTCGGATTCTTTTTTTTGAAGTTCTGAAACTCTACATCGTGACCTCGCTTGCTTCCGGGATATGCTTTGCGGAACAATTCAAATTCAGATTCCAAATCGGAAATTTCCGAATTTTGACATATCTCGTTAGAGATAATATTATTTCTTATATTCTTTATTTCTTTACTTGTGTCCGCTAAGTTATCCGCTGTGTTGTCCTCTTGGTTGTCCGGGGTTTCGTTGGCAATACCATTGCAACCGCTTAATATTTCGCCATTTAAGCTATCCTTTAGGTTGTCCGCTGTCTGATACATATTATATTTGCAAATTGTAATGATTGTTGTATTGCCAATAGTTTCTTTCGTTATCATCTTTTCCTCTTGCAGCATCTTCAGGAAGGCAATGACTGTGTTATGCCCCTTGTGCCACCGTTGGCAGAGAAAAGCGATTGAAGCTACAAGTTGACCGCGTTTGATTTCGATTAGCCGAGAGCCGCCGGATAACACTTGACCGTCATCCCAAGACGCCATGAGGAGCAAGTCGAGCCACCATTTAAGGCGTTCGGCATCTTGCCAAATCCAATGCTTCGGCAACTCCCGGCTAATCTTAATCCAACCGTTCATCATTCACGCGCTCATCCGAAATAGAAGTCTTGCCAAATCTTGATAAACTGTGTACCGAAATACTCGGCGAGAGCTTCAGATTTTACGCAAAGACGGGACCCGACAGACGCAGCCGCATCCGAGGGCGCGGGAGTCGCAGTCGCATACGCAAAACCGGCATGCGCGCCGTTACCCGCAGCACCGCCGAAAAGGACACATTTGGCTCTCTGCTTCTCGTTCATCTTGTCTATCTCTTTTTGAGTATAGAGCCAGTACCACGGCCACCACTTTTCTTCGCCTTTAACATACTTCGGCTCCCAACCCTCATTGAGAGCGGCGGCGATGATGCGGAGCTTCAGATATGCTACGATGTCTTTTGCCGTTTCATCCATTGGCGGATTCTGCTCCTCGACTATGCGGCGATACTGATTGACAAAGGCGTGATTGCCGAGGACTGCACAAGCATCCTCAAATGTCTTCACACGCTCGGTTATCGGTCGGGGGTCAACTTGTATCGGCTCGGCGGCGTCACCGTATAGGTCGCGGAGTAACTGCTGAATTTCGGGGTTTTCACCGGCGTTGCGGAAAGCCGCCTGGACTTGTTCGATAGTCGGCTGCTTAAATCCGACTGCTTCATTTTCTTTCATTGTTGATTTTGTTTAATTTGGGTAAAACTTCGTGTTTGAGTAATCTCACTGCATTTGTCAGTCGTAAACTTTTACGAATCGCGGCTGCATCGAGATTGTCAAGAATCTGCGGCAAGCATCGGCATAGAGTGGCGACAACATCATTAGGCACATTTCTCATCAGTACGGAAGTTTAGATACGTTGATTTCAATGCCCGGATTTGCCACATAAACCGGTTTTCCTACGGCTTTCGCTATTCGGTCGCGGAATTGTACTGCATCGCTGTGTCTGCCCGATAGGTGAAGCAATACCACTTCATTTACGGCTGTGAGGTCGGTCGTGCGTAGTATCTGCTCGGTTGTCTTCAGCTCCATGTGCGATTCAAGTAACCTTTCGCGTGTGCTGCTGACTGTGCTTCCGTTGCTGATAGCGTCTTCGAGTAGTTCGTCAGAGTAATTCGCTTCAATCATTATGTGGTTGAGCTTTTCAACCCGATATTCAAGCATCATCGTGTCGGTGACGAACAAGAGTTTGCCCATTTCGCTATGCTCGATAACGAATCCGAGGCACGGCACGTCATGGACTACCGGGAGCGCATAGACTTTGAAGCCGCCCACTATGTAGCCGTGCATCGGTTCGATACTCTTGCAGAACGTGCGGTTGAGCTTGGGGAATGATGCAAACACATCTTCGAGAGCCAATGCACGGATTCCGAATTTCAGATACTCCGGCAGATACTTTGAATGGTCTTTGTGTCGGTGGCTCACAACGCACCCGGATATGCCGCTCAACTTCCAACCGAGAGCTTTTTTAACCTCGACCAACGGCATACCGCATTCAATCAGTAATGCGCCGTTTGAAGATTGTAGAATGTAGCCGTTGCCACGTGACGAGCTTCCGATACAAAGTAGTTTCATTCGTGTATCTGCATTAGGTTAGTAATTCGGTTCTTGGGGTACTTCTTCGACCGCCGGAGCTGCTTCATCGGCTTTCGGCTGTTGAGTGACTTCGCCGGTTTCTTCGTTTACGACTTCTTCATACGATACCTCGGCGGCATCGAGATTGAGCGTTTGAGCGTCCGCGAGCTGAAGTGCATCGTTTCGGGCGGCAAGGGCGCGATTCTCGGCTTCGGTGTCGTGACCGAGAGCCGACATCATCTTGATTGAGAGATAGCCGTATTTTGAGAGAAGTCGGCGAATGACTGTCTTCAACGACATGTCGTTGAAATTGCCCTCCCAACCGACTGTATTAGACGCTATGCCGCTGTTGGCTTTCTTTATAAGGTCGGCGACTGTGACTTCTTTTTTGAACTTGATACCGGGAGCGTAACGCTTGGCATAAGCCGCCATATCTTCAACCGACATATAGAGCGTCTTTGAGTAGCCGTTAAGCAACTCGAAATAGCAAAAGTAGCCGATGATTTTGTCGGATGTCTTTTGTCCGCCAAGGTTAACTTCGCCGGATAGACGATTAGCGGTCTGTAACTCGCCTTCATATACCACATCGGCGTTGATTGTGCGATACTGACCTGTACGCATGGCAAGCTGAATGTAACCCTTGTAACCGGGTATGAATGTCGGTGTCGGCACTTTCACCTCTACAGTTCGACTGGTTTGTGGGTCGGTCTGCTTGACTTTGTTCTTATACACCACGATATACGCGAATCCGAGAGCGCGGTTTATAGGCAGGTCGAGTACGGCAGCTTTCAAGCACTCTTGTACGATTGTCGAGGGGTTGCACTCTTGCAGCGACTTGTCACCGTTGTAGAGGTCGATGATTGACGCGATGAATAGATTTTTGTTCTCTGCGAGTGCGTTTTGGAACTGTTCTACCACACTCGGCGCATTGAGAATTGATTTCAGCTTTGCGAGTCCGGTTTGCCCGGTAGTCGCGACTTGGTTGTTTTCTGCCATGATTTGCGTTGATTAATGATTATTGAATAGTCTTTTTTGAGACGGTGATTTCTCGATTACAAGCTGCTCATCGCGTGAAACGATAAGGCTAATGACTTGTGACTGCATCGGTATTATGTCGTTGACTGATTCGGCGTTATCAACGAATATCGGTGCATATACGCCTTGCGATTTGCATATAGCATTGATGATGTCTAAACCGATGATGATTCTCTCGGCATTGCTGCAAGTACCGTAAGGCTTGCCGTTGAGTGTGGCTTCGCATGTTTCTTTCTCCGCGCCGTTGATTGCAGTTGCTATCCAACGGAACTTTACGAGTGCGAAAAGACCGTTTATTCGCGATTCTATTGCCGCACTCCGAGCCTTTGAAAATTCGAGCATCGTAAATTCAAGGCGTTCAAGCTCCGCGATTTCATCGCTCTGCGTTGATAGCTGTTTTTCGAGTTCGTCAATACGTGCTTGTGTCTTTTGGTTGTAATCACGCTTTTTCAGTCGCGATTTAAGGCTGTCTATTTCAGCCGAGAGTGTGTCGCGTTTTGCTTTCAGTTCGGTATTGTTCGCCGGTGTAGCCGGTTGTTCGGTCTTCGCTTCAAGTTCTGCTATCTCGCTGTCGATTTTTGCAAGCTCCGAATCGGCGGCGATAAGCGGAGTTGCGTCCGGCATAGTGAGTTCTGCGCGGTAAATGTCACTCGCTTTCAGTTGCTCGATAGTTTCGTTATCTGCCTTGATAGATGCTTCGGATGCTTCCAATGCGGCGGTGGCACGCTGTATCTGCGTCTTGATTGCTGACCCTCTATGCTCATTGTCTGCTATGCTTCGAGCGATTGACGCGAGCGTGGCTTCACGCTGTTTCTCGAAACTCTCGATGATTTCAGCCTCTTTCGTTTCGATGTCTTCAAGGTCAAATTGACGGTGGCACATAGGGCAGCAAAAGTCGCTTTCGTTGATTTGCACTTGTTCAGCTTTGACGGCTTGGCTGTTGGTTTGGAGTGACTTCCATTCTTTGACAAGTCTTGCCCGGTCGTTTTTGTATCGCTCTATCTCATCTTTTCGGGCGACTACCGCGCTCTCGGTCGAGCGTATGCGCTGCATGAGGCTGTCTATCTGAAATTGCACATTGTCACGCTCACGCTTTTTGTTACGATAGTCGGCTGTGGCTTCGTCTTCGATGTCTGCCACTCGCTTCGAGCGTTTGCGGCGTAGCTCGGAGATTTGCGATTGGATTTTCATCCGCTCATTGTCGGCGGCGCGTTGAGCTTCGGCGGCATTCGCCATTTGCCCTTCGATTGCATCGCGTTCGGCTGTCTTGGTCTTGATGTCAGATTCGAGAGCCGCCCAGTCTTCCGGCTCTACAAGGTCGCGTTTCTTTTCGTCTATGCGACCGGGAATGTCGGAGATTTCGGCATTGAGGCGTGATTTCTTCGCGGCTATCTCTTTCTTAAACTCGTTCATCGTCTTGCCGGTGATTTGAGCGAGGAGTGCTTCAAAATCGGCATTTCCGGTGGCTATCTCGTTGTCGGAGATTGACCCTGCCATTTTGAGCAACATTTCTTTTTGCGATTCTGCGGACTGCGAGGGGAAGTAAGCTGGATTCGTGATAAACTTGAATACTGCTTCGTTGCAGATGTCGGCGATTTTAGCTTCATACTCACGCTGGCTGCATGGCACATCGTTGTAAAAGCGTTCTTCTTCGTTGCCGGTGAAAACTCGCTCGGTCTGACCGGCGCGTTTGACCCACTTCTCGGTGAATCGGCGGCAGATTTTGACTTCTTCGCCGTTTACGGTGATGATAGCTGACACTTCGTGCGGAAGCTGCGGTATGATTCTTCCGTCTGCATCGAGCGTCTTCAGGTCGAATTTCTTGCGGTCTTGGCTGTCTTTGCCAAAGAGTAGCCAAGTGAATGCGTCAAAAAGAGTAGTCTTGCCGCTTCCGTTACGCCCGAAGATGTCGGTCACTCTCTCGTCAAAGCTGACCGAGAGTTCTCTAATGCCCTTGAAGTTCACAAGCGAAAGAGATTTGATGATGATTTCTTTCTTCATTTTGCGTTATTATTACAGTTTGTTGATTGCTATGTGCGTTGCCGCTTTGCTGTTGATTTCCGCATTAGTTGGTATGCGGTCTGACAGTTGCCATTCTTCGATTTCGGATTTCTTGAAGAATGTGCGGTTGCCTTGTTTGTAGTGGGGGATAAGACGCTTGCTTACAAGGTGGCGTACCCGGTCGGTAGATACTGAAAGAATAATCGCCACATCATCGACATTCAGCACGTTTTTGAATTGCAGTAGCATTATCCGTTCAAGGCGTTCAAGTCTTTGCTCTATGCTCATCGCTTGACCTCCTTCTTTTTCTTTCGCGCGGAGCGGAGTTCGTCAACACTTGGCTTTAACATCAGCTTCCAACCGACATAAGCCATTATCGAGAAAAGCCACACAAAGACATATCCCGGACGGCTATCATCGTCTTTTATAGTTTCTATTAGGCACCGTACCGCATACGATATGCCGAAAAGCATCATTAACACGGACGCTATGACTTGCGCCCAATAGAATATCATTGGAATGCTGATTCTACGCATAGTCGTTAAGTGTTAGGGAATAGAGTTTCGGGGTCAACGCCAAATTCTTTCGCGATATGCTTTCGTGTCAGAGCGTCCGGGACTTGCTGCCCGGTCGCCCACTGACGGACTGTGTTAGGCGACTTCTCCGTCACAGTTGCGACACGCTCGATGAAAGACTGCACCGGCGTAGGTTTGTCCTTTTCTCTCTGATAGAGGTCTTTGAATGTGATTTTGCGACATTCCATATTCGTTATTTTTGTTTCATTACTTCAATGAGGGTACTTCGCTCCGAATCTCGCAAAGGCAGATTCATTTCGAGCTTCAAGATGATAGCCGCTTCAAGTCCGATTAATTCGATAACTTCACAATAAAGCTCATCATCAAGGTGCTGCTGTGCCTTTGAGAGCATAAGTTTTGCGACCCTCAACTCACTTTCTTTGAAGATGTGGATTGCTGAATCTTTGCGTTTGAGGCTCTGTGTAAACTCTTGTGTACGCTCAAACAATGCGTATAATATCTCACTGTTGGAGTGTTCTTTGAAATCTTTGCAGAACGTGTCTTTGTCGATGGATTCACCGACTGCGTAATATATCTGCTCTACTTCCTTGTATCGGTCTTCGGGGATAGTGTAGCCGGTACGGTCTTCAAATTCTTTCTTTGTCATATTGCGTTGATTTTCGGGGGTTGCTATTGCTTAATAGGTATTAAGTTTTTATATTTGCACAATTTTTATTTTGATTGTGGCAATTACTTTCGTGATTGCGATGCAAAGTTAATGAACAAATCTCATTGAGGCAAATTTCTGATGAGAAAATTTCATCATAATTTTCACAACACAATGGAAAGTATTGAAAGTCAAAGCGTTAAGGAAAGGTTAAAATCCTACATAAAATTCAAAAATATATCCGTGCGCAGCTTTGAAAGCACTTGCGGATTCTCATACGGCTTTGTTGGCAATATGCGAAACTCTATGCAACCCGACAAGATATTGAGAATATCTCATTGCTTCCCCGACCTAAATACGGGGTGGCTTATAACCGGCGAGGGCGAGATGCTGAAAGATTCATCTATGACCGTAGGCGAAGTGTCCGGCAATGACAACACAATCGGGATGACGGTCACGCAAACGATATCGGAGAATAGCGGTCAGAATGCCGGGCGTGATATTAATAACTATGGAGAGCGGCAATTTATGGCCGAACTTGAAGCGCAACGACTTCTTGCAGCGCGTCAGTTAGAGGTCTATGCTGCTTCTCTTGACAAAAAAGATGAGCAAATTCGTACTGCTCAATCTCAAATAGACACTTTAATCAAACAAAATCAAGAACAATTCAACCGCTTCATGTCGCTGCTTGAGGCAATGCAAAAAGTATGAAAGTAAGACTTGAAGATATTAGCCGCTTCATTGAAGACCACAACCTATCTCCACTTTGTCAAACGGAAGATGAAATGGTCACTATCTCGGACGCTTCTTTATCCGGGAAAGATGAAGTTGAAACGCCCGATGACTATTGGTCGATACTTGTTGAGCGCGATTCAGAGATGAAAGCCAAACAAGCAAAATGGGATGCTGAATATTCAGCGATTTCATTGCACCGCAAAGCCGGAATGGAATGCGAGGCAAACGGAGATATTGATGAAGCTATAAACGAGTATGCGGAATCAATACGGCTCGGAGAAAACGCGGAAAACGATATGTTTCACGCATTCGGGTATTCATACACACGAATAATCGTACTACTCGACAAAGTAAAGCGTTTCGCCAAGGAAATAGACTACATAGAGGCTGTGTTGAATCATAGCATGAAAGATTCAGAGCGTGGCAAGTATGCCGCAAGGCTTGAAAAGACAAAAGTTAAACTCGTCAAACAATCTAACGATGGGAGAATCTAACCGATTACCGTACTTCTTGATAGACTTGATGAAGTCTTATATCAATGGCGAAGTGCCTCTCAATGACAAAGCCGATGTGCTTAAATTTGAGATAGGTCGTCAACTCGTGAACTGTAACGCTCGTAATGAGCCGACCGCCGACCTTGAATATCTCTATGATACGGCGGAGTGGCTTCAATCTAAAATATTAGAGGAATGAAAAGAGTAGGTTTGTGTATATGCTCGATGCTGATGCTCTGCGCTTGCTCGAACAATGACGAAAAGCCGGAAGTTGTAAGATGCACCAATAAACTCGTTGAGATGTACCCGAACTATCGGAGCAATGAAATTGCCGAAGCTGCAATGTTGGATTCGATAGCTAATCATCCGCGACCAATCGGTCAACTCGCTTCTGATTTAGACGGTGTGGATTTTCGGTTTGCCCGGCTTATCGAGAATCCGAATGACGGTAGCCAATCGGCATTATTCGTGTCTGACGGCTGTATGTCGGATATTGAGAATCCTAACGGCAAGCCGAAATATCTAATTACCGACATTCATATTCGCGTGCTTGGTAAGGTCGAGTCTGAAACTGCGGCAAAGTTAGACGGTCACGCTCAATACCGTGTAAGTGGCATTCTTCACGCGTGGGATGCAAACGATGTGTTCTTTGTCACAAACAAAGTCGGAGCTTCAGTTGACTTTGGCACTTACATTCTCGATGAAATGACTGTTGAAAGAGTAGGGAAATGAGCCGCCGCCGAGTTTACAGTAATGACACCCTCGCAATAATGGATAGGTTCTTTATCGCGCTTGATGCGTGTCTGCAAAACAATCTATTCAAGACACTCAAAGAGTATTTTGAAAAAGCCGGAATCGAGCCGCCACACTTCTACACCCAACGAAAGAATCGTGATAGAGGTTATTTTGAGGTTGGCTGGCTCGTTCCGCTGATAAAAGACTGTGGCGTGTCGGCTCGTTGGCTTATGACCGGCGTAGGAACGATGTTTGCAGAATAATCACGATTCCGGCAAATTTGGGAACGCTTTTTGGCTCTTTATCGCTCGTTTTCGTCATTTTGGGAACGCTCTCCGAAAATGTCCGGGATTCTCGCAACGGCAGCTTGCTTGTTTTTGTCAAGGACTTTCGCGTATATCTGCGTTGTCGATAGTTCACGATGTCCGAGTAGCTTGCTGACTGTGTAAATGTCGGTGCCGATGTCGAGCATGAGGACTGCGAATGTATGGCGGCCACAATGGAATGTGATGTGTTTGTCGATGCCGGCGCGTAGGCACCACTCTTTAATGGCGTGATTCGTGTCGCTCGGATATCGGATGTCACCAAAGACATATTCGCCCGGCTTTCCTCGCTCTCCCAGGAGGTCGGCAGCTTGAGGCGTGATGTCGAGATATTCTTGACCGCCGGTTTTCTTTTGCCGGAAGATAATGCGTGTGAAGTCGCCTTGCTTCTGCATTTCGCCCCAAGTCAGCTTCACGATATCGCTACGGCGTAAGCCGGTAAGACACGAAAAGAGAAAGGCGCGTTTGATTTCCGGGAACTCGCATTGAGTGTCAACGAGCTTTCGGATTTCTTCGAGCGTCAGATACATTCGCGTACCCTCTTCGCCGCTGAATCCGTCAATGCCACGCATAGGATTGTGCGGAATGATTCTATCTTCGTATGCTTGATTAAGACACGCCCGGAGCTTGTTAAAATAACTCTGCTTAGAGTTCTGCGACAATGGGCGGCGGTCTGCTCTCACTCGCTTGTCATTGCCGAATGCCTCGGCTTTCTTGTCAAGGTAGGTTCTGAATCCCTCGACCCAACGCGGCGTGATTTCGGCGAATGTGATGCGTTTGTTCCGCTCGTACTTTTCGAGATGCTTCAAGCACGATAGCCAGTTGCCCCAATTGCCTCGGCTCTCTTTGCCGAGCCGCTTTTCAGTCATAGCGCGGTAGTAGTCGAAGAATAGAGTATCTTCGGCAAACTGTGATTTGAATCCGTAGTCGCCGTTCTGCATCTCAACGAGCCGTTTGCCGAGAATCGACTGTGCGAGTTGCATAGTCTGCTTGTTTTTCTCCTTGTCGGCGCGTGTCTTCTCCGGGATTAGGTAGAGCTTCAGAAACTCGTAATCTCTCTTGCCGTCTTTGTGGTATATGTCGAGATACAGGCTTATGTTACCGTTGAGTAGTTTCCGTTTCCGAAGCCGGATAGGTGATTTGTTTGTATCAGTCATATTGCGTTGTTATTTTTGTTACTTTTGTTACTTCGGAATTTGGAGTAACAAAATAACAACACAAAGGTAACATATTCTCACCATACCCACACCATATTCACGCCAATATTTTCATCTATGCTAAAGCTCACGTTTACTTATATAATATGGTATCAGTATGTTATGCGTATGGTGTCAGTCTGTTATTTTTATTTGTATAGAAACTCCGATACTACTTTCCGATGCAGAATGTAATAAAAGCTAATATAATAAACTTATAATCAAATATTTAATGTGGGTATAATTTTGTTGAAGTCACGAAATAACAACAAAATCTAAAAATAAAGCTCTCCGACCCGGTTAAAACACGATTCGGAGAGCTTTCAACGCAAATGATGATTGAAAGAAATCATCGACCACAAAGGTAGTCAATAATTTTCGGTTTTCAAATATAAGTCGCGTTTCTCAACGTGGCTCTCATTCAATATATTATTAAACTAACTCACTTAATCTTTATGAGATAGACGGCGGCGTAACCTACGAATAATGAAACACAATGTGATAAACGCGGCTATTGCGCCGGTAATAGTGCTTACATAGTAGATGAATCCGCGTATTGGCTTTTCTTCAGATTCCGTATCGGTGGCGTTGTCTTCGTCACGTTTGGCATCTATGCTTTCATCGGACTGTGATTTATCTTCAGTCGTTATGTCGGCATCGGTTTTTTTGGTTCGATTGTTATTGAAGTCGATTCGCCCGGTCGTGATTGATTTTATGCCGCTGTGACTATTGGGAGGTTTCTTGCTCTCTCGATTCTTGGGTTTAGGCATCGGAGTATCGCCGGAAGTCTGCGTTGTGTCGGTTTCGCTTGTGCCGTCATTAAATTCAACTTTCGTAAACTCAATAACGGCATTGGTAATCTCGTTGATATTCTGCGAGAGATTGACGGCTTCTTTGTTCTGATTCTCGCTGTGACGGTCTTCGTGCTGTGATGATGTGATGTGCTGCTCGGTCGAGATTTGAGCGGTTTTCCGAGTTGTTCCGCACGATTCCGAGAGTGCTGCGATGAGCATAGCGAGCAAGAACGGCAAAATTCGGTTCTTAATCATATTTCAGTCCGTTAAAAGTGATTGCGTTGATGCGGCGTTTCCAACCGCGAATGAATTTCTTTTGCGATGGCTTACGAGCTACAATGTCATCGACAAATTTCAGCCTTGCGGCGTGTATCTGCTCGAATAGTTTACGCGGCTCTGCTGATTTGAGCGCGGCGAGTGTCTTTGCACCCACAATACCATCGGCAGTAACGCCGAGAATGCGTTGCGGAATTTTGATGCCGTTATTGCCGCTCGCCCATACCCAATCAACGAGTATGTTTGCGATAGCTTGATTCTCGATAGTGTCAGCTTGCCACTTATCCCAAAAGAGCTTTTTCATTATCGCTCTCCAGTCTTGATAAGTGATGTTTTTGAGGTCGGCTACTGTTGTTGTCTTATGACCTTGTGACTTGCGATAAGCCGCAAATGTTCCGATTGTCACACCGCACATTGTCGCGCCGCCGCTATCGTCCGGGTCGTTAGCAAAGCCGGTTTTCTTCGCTTGTTGAAACATTGCATCAAGCGGAAGCCCCAAATGTGCGCGGCTCAAACCGACTTCAAAATATAGCACAAAGGGTATGAGTTCTTCAATCTTCGCCATTGTTATCTTTTTTAGGTTCAACTTCTTCTAATGCTTTTTCCAAGTCGTGCCGCCCGGATAGTAACTTCCGGAAGTTTATGCGCCAAGGCAGTCCTTTATATTCAGCGTAGTTATTACCTGCGCTTGAAAGCTCGTTGAGATAAACATATAGAATACACGCTACCGAAACGACCGGGACACCAAAAACAACTCCAACGGAATGACGGCAAGTGTAAGCCACGAAAAGCCAACATCCGTAGTCAAGTATCTTATTCATCGTGCGGCGGCGCATACGCGAGCCTCGTATTTTTTCACCTCGTTTTTTTGCAGCCATAATGCCGAAACGGAGGTCTGCGAATATGAGAGCTATTGCGAAGCCTATCCACCATTGCATTGATATATAGAAGTCACTAAAGAGCGATGAGAGCAACGCTTGCGTGGCTTCGTGTAAAGACTGATGTTCCATTGATTGTGATAAAGTCGATTATAACGCAAAGATAGGGAAATAATACCTAATAGATACTACAATGAGCCAAAAAATTTTATTCTTCCGGCAATAATGCTTCAAGTTCGTTGATTTTGTCGCGTGTTTGCTGTCGTTCAGAGTGCAACTGCACTATGTCGTAAGGAAGAGTGTTGCCGAGCAACGATGCTTCATAACACTTAGTCACGCGATAGTCAGTTGATGCGAGCGAGTCTTTTAACGCCGCTATTTCAGCTTTGATTCGCTGTCGGTCAAACTTACGTTCATAGCGAAACTTGATGCAGTCCCCGGCATCGTAAGGTATAGCTACGATGATGTAGTTTTCATCATCTGAAATCATTTGAGATTCGTCTATCAGCTCAACCGGCTTCCACGATTCGGGCAGTTCTGCGATTTGTTCTTCAACCGAAACTTCAACGGCTTCCACTGTGCCGTCTTCTCGTTTGCGGTTATATATTGTCGGTTTGATTTCTATGGCTCTCAGATAGCCGTCTTCGATGTATCCGTATTCAGTCATAATGATTAGTATTTCCAACGTGATACAAGCCACGCTTCTTTTTTTGTAGTTGTATTCCCTGAAGTTACATATCCGATAGAGAAGACGAACATACCGGCATACCCTTCGCCAAAATCGTAATATTCGTTTTCGGTATGGTCATCGTATATACAATGCCCGGTTCGCGGTCTGAATCGCATATATCCCGACCACCATTGTTTTACAAATATAACTTGACCCTCGTATGGGTTTGCCGGAAGATACACCGTTGCGGCATCGGATGTATAACCGACTACCATAGTATCATTGTAGTTCAAATATTTAGTCACATTTTCCCCACTTATAGCCATACGATGCAGTATAAGTCCGTGTGCATACAGCTTGTCAAAGAATCCTCCGACTGCCATTGCGTTACCGCTATTGTACGAGCTTCCGTAAACACCCATTACGAGCGTTCCTAACTTATCTAACGACCATTCACTTTTGTTTACATTTGCACGACCAAGTCCGACAAGTGACGCACGGAATGTTCGCCCGGTTGTAGCCGACATCGCTTCAGTACCGGCACGGTTTGCGAATATGCCTGATGGCGACATATAGCTAACATCATAATCGGTTTTAGAGCGAGCTTCCACAGTTCCGCGTGTAGCGTCTAACGTGATAATTGCCCCTCGGCTCGATTCTCCAGGCATCATATAATCGCCGCTCGAAGATGAGCATTCGAGAATGATTTTAGGCTCGTAGATGAATGTATTGCCGCTATATCTACCGACTTGCATGAGGATTCGGTTATTGCTTGTGTCGTCAAGAGTTGAAACTATCTGACCGGCTTTAATAAACCAATCGCCGATATTTGCACCCTCTGCCAAAAGTAGATTAGTTGCGATGCTTTCAAAAGACGCTCCAAACGAGTTCCATTTAGATGTATTATCCGGCGCGACATCGTAGAACGTGCCAGCATCAATTCGGGCGATGTAGAATGTATCGCCATACTTCACCGCGTCCAAACGATGCTCGTTGCCGTAGTATGTCTTCTTGCTGTCATATTTTCCGCAGAAAACCAATACAGGACTTTTGCCGTCTTTTCCCGGCTTGCCGTCAACGCCGTCATAAGGCGTAACTCGTACCGGCGTAGCCCATTCGGATAACAATTCGTTTGTTTCGCCGGATATTTTGGCGTATGTGCGCCACATATATTGCAGCGTGTCGAGTGTCGGTTGCTCTACGCCCCAACCGCTCGGATTGCGAGTGTTTTTGGAAAGAGCCGGAGCGACTGTTTTTGAGCCATTCACGGCATATCTGTATTCGGTGAAGTCGCCGTTGAGTGCGTATCGTAACCAAAGCGTAGGTGTTGAGAATGCGCCCCACACTCCGTCACGCTTGTAGCGTACTGATTCAAACTCGTACTGACGCGAATATGTAACGCCGCTCGGATTGTCAGTCCAATCATTTACGACTTCCCAATGAGTAAAATTCGGCATCCATAATCCGTTTATTTGAGTTACCGGCGCAATGCCGGTCAAATTGTTGGTCTTGCATCTGTATGGGCGATTGTTGCTACCAAGTACAATATCGCCGGAATTGTATGTTTGATTGGCATTATACGTTTCAGTTGTTCGTGTAGGCACATAGTCATCTGTGTGTTGGTCGCTGTAGGGAGTGTTCGGTACTGTGTCAGTATCTGACAACAAATATATACGCTCCGTATCGGTCGTGTCGATTGAGAACGGCACTGGCACACTCCACACACCGACATCATCCGACATTCCGTTGAAACGACCTACCGACACCCAACAATTTTCAACTGTGATTATTCGATATTTAACACAATCATCATACTTTGATGTTGAGGAATCTTTCGCATATCCGACTTCTACAAAGTGACTACCCGGAGTCGGCACGTTGACATAGAAGATTTGTGAGGTCTGACCGCTGATTCTCGCTGCATAGTTTGTCGTGCGTGTCATTTCGGCATTGTCAAGTAAACCGAGAATGCCGAAGTCGTAGTTTTCTTCTGATGAAACAACAAGCTCGATTGCTACTGTCTGATTCGCTGTCCAGGTTGTGAAACTGATTCGGTTCTTTGTGAGATTGCCGTCAGTTATTGCTGGAGATACACGGAAGCCGTTTTTAACCGCGAATGTCGAGCCGTGGGAGAATTGGATAATATCTTTATCGGGCGTGTCGCTCCAACCGGCAGGCGAATTGCCAACCGGCGTTGCCGGTTTGTCGATAGAGTAGCGATATATTAGCTTGCTCCAATCGCCGTTTGTGCCTTGAGATGCGTATAACGACCAATACGCATTACCGTCACCGCCTGGAGTTCGCCCGGTACAATACGACGGAGCGATGCAAATATACATTGAAGTGCCTTTGCCGTCATTGTATGAAACAAGGTCACCTTTGTAGTATGTCGTTCTCGCATTCCAAACGCCGCGATAGCAAGGCACCGGAAATTCATCGCCGCTCTCGCTTTGCACCATAGTACCGTTAAGCACAAGTTTGTTATCTCCGTCAATATTGAAACGGAGCTTGTTGCCGAGCTTGAATGCGTTGGCGAGCATATCAAAGAAACTGTTGCCGTCTGCTGAAACAACCTTATCAGTTGTGACGCGACCGGGCAGAATCTCCGTGAATCCGTAGAGTGTCGCAAAGCTGCGTTCACCGTCATACTCGCTGTTTAAGACACCAACGAGCAAATGATAATAATTCGCTTCTTGCTTCATTCCGATAGCAGTAGGCGACAATAGGAACGAGCCTACGAGCGCGGTATTTGTGCGATGCACTCTTGCATACAGGTAATACAGCTTCGCACCGTCAGTAAGCTGCGGCGACTGATAAGCATTCATCTCCCAAACGAGATATTCGTTAGGCTTATGTGAGGGCGCGAGCGTGTTAATGCCGAGCGTCAGGTGTTGTAAGAATCCGTGAGGGCAGTTGAGTCGCTTCGTTTCATAGTTGTATGTGATGTTGAGGTTGACCGATGTTTGCGATGTTCGGCTCTGAATGAATCGGAACTGCAAACTTTCGTCACCGACAAGCATCTGCATTGTCCGTACCGCTATCGGGTTTATAGAGTTCGTGAAGTTGTCGAGTAAGGCATCTTCAAGCATTGACATTGTTTCCGTAGCATCGCGGAAACGGCGTTTTGTGAAGCGTATCGCGTCATTGTGCGATTCTTCAATTTTCACTTCGTTTTGGCTGATTTCATTCAGCTTTGAGGTGATGTTTGTGCCGTGAGATTCATTCGAGATAGTGATGATAGGCGCATACGGAGATGATAGGTTTTCTTTAATGCCTACGATTCGTATAGGCACACCGTCCGGCGCGAATTGTTCGTCAGTAAAGAGAATGTAGCTACCGATTTTTAGGCGACAGCCGATGCGTAGCCAATTCTTCTTTGTGTAGAGCGATTGAAGCTCTCCGCTAAAGGTGAATTTCGGGTTTTCATTCTCATACAAGTATCGCGCTGCTTCGCGGAACATATCCCATGATGCGCCGGATTTGTCGGCATCGTTGCGGATATATTCATTAGGCAGCATGATTCCGAACACGGCGTACCTGTCACCGGCTTGCGGCTTATAAGACGCATTCGGCATCGTCACGCCGTCAATCTCCTGCGGCTTGATTTCAAAACGTCTTTTTTCGTGGTCGTACTTAAATTCAAACTGCTTATCGTCACCGGCAAGCATTCCGCTCTGAAAGACGATTGTTGCCGTTTCGCCCTCAATAAGATAGTCGTTGAAATTGAGATTTGCCGGAATCGTGTTATCCACGAAGTCATACCAATTTTTCGCGGCATCTACTGTCACGACTGAAGTCACCTCGCCGACACGCGAGGGGTATATTTCCGAACAATCGAGGCTGTCTTCTTTTCGAGCTGAAGATATTTTGTCGTATCGCTCTATGAAGTAGCCGTCATCGTCTGCTTTATAGACGCGCCCCTCGTATTCGAGCGTCTGACTTTTGGGTAACAACAAGTCGGGCGCACCATACTTGGAGCGGTCTATATTTCGCGAGCCACCTTGAACGTAAAGACGCTTGACCGGCTTTTGTCCGCTCTCGGTAGAGCGTCCGACACCCGGTTTGAATCCGTTGCCTTTTCCATAGCCGAGCGGCAGGGGGTCATCTTTGAAGTATTCTACTTTACGGAGGTGAAACACCTTACCTATTATTTCCCACTCTGTATTGAACACTTCCGACACACTCTGCAACGCTGCATCGCAGTATGTGTGATTAAACTCAATCGTTTTTTCTGTTGCATCAATGCACTCTCCGACACTCCAACCGCCACCGGCGCGTTGATTGAGATTTTCAACTATTATCTGAACAAACTCGCGAGGCTTGGCACACATAGACCACTTCAAACGGCGGTCAACATTGTTTCGCACTTTGTATTCGCCGAGCAATTCGGAGGGGTCGCCGAGTGTGAGCGTGTATTCGAGCCTACGAGAGCCTTGCTTCTTGAAATTCTCCGGCTTGTTGAGTGTGTATATCTCGCCTTGATACTCACACCACGCGCCAACCGGGATTTCGATAAATTCCGGCATAGAGAATTTCAGCGTTAATGTCGGCTTCTCCATGAGGGCGCGATAGCGGTAAGAACTATCGTCCTCATGGATTTTGAGCGTCTTGTCATTGAAATGCAGCGTTACCATACGATTGAGTTTTTAGTCGATGTTTAATGATTCACAGTCCGCGTCAACTTGTGCCTTGATAGCATCTCGCTCGGTGAGGAATGCTTTATAGGCGTTGATAGCTGACTGTGCTTTCTCGCCGGATTTTGTGCCGAAGCATCCGAGCGTGGCGGCGTTGTAGTCGTTGATTAGTTTCTTCTCACGGTTATTAGGCCACATAGCGGCGATGACGGCTTCAAGAATCTTGTTGCTTGACACCGGCGACCATATCGTGACTTCAAAGCACGAGTATTGTTTGCTGCTCTCTTGTGCTGTGACTGTTTCGCCGTCAGAGGTCGAATGTTCGGTGACGGTCTTTTCTTCTTCTTGAATGTCCCAACGGTAGAGATAACTTCCGTTGCCGACAGC